AGTCTTCCGCAGAAGGTGGTAAGAAAAACTTCCACTTACCTATATCTCTACCTCTTGATTTTGCAGCTGCTTTAGAAAATCTTTTTTCAGAAGCAACACCTTTTGTTTGTTCTAATATATCGTTAAAAGACTCACCCATATCCTTGCTAAATTGTATCTTAGCTAATTGAACATCTCTTTTAACGTCTATTATGTCTAATACTTTTTGTACAGCTTTAACATTCTTATAAGCATCATCCGCAAAGTAAAAGTTATTGTAACCTTCAGCTGCCTTGCTTATTATCCAATCAGCTTTAGCAGAAGGCTTACCATCAGCTAAACCAGTTATGTTATCTAAAGGTATAGTTAAACCCATACCTTTTAAAAATGCGTGTATAGCAAATGCTGCCTCTTGTGGTCTAGCTGTTAATATAAATATATCTTTACTAGTAAACTTATCTTGACGCTTCATTGCTAGGTCAAATAATGGGCCTTTTTTACCCTCTATAACTTTACTAAACTCTTCAAAGTTAAACACTGCGCCAGCAGATTCTAAGTCAGCAGATTGTAAAGCAAACTCCGTGGCATTTATACTGCCTTTTTTACCATCAGGTAATTCGTATAGTACTTTACTATTAGATTGAGCTATTGTATCATCAAAATCAAAAACACTAATACCTTTTTCAGGTGCATTAGGATTTCTAGCGTTCATCATAGCTTTATTAAAGTTTTCTGCTTTTATTTTAGCTGTTTTAGAAAATTGAACGTTCGCATGTTTTTTACCTACTATATCACCTGTTTGGAGGTTTTTTAAAGCATACATATTTTTAAAACCAAAAGTAAAATCATCAAAATATCTTAATAAAGCTTCCATGCCAATTTGCCAGTAAGTAGGCATATTTTCTTGTCTAGCAGACCCATTTATATTGTCGTCCATTGTTTTAGGAACTATAGCGACCTTGTATTGATCTTGTAAAGAATTTAAATTTATTTTTTTGATCTTAAAATGCTTAGTTAAAGATTGAGCTACGTACTCTGTAGGTATTAAATGCTCATACACTAACTTACCAACATATGACCCTTCAAAATAATAAGTTAAAGGAGCAGCAGCTTTCAACATACTACTCATGTTAGATTTTAAACTCATCATAGTCATTCCAAAATCTAAGTTATCACCGTTTTTGTTAACAAAAGTTAAAAAATCTATCATAGTGTTCCAAGCTTCATTCGCATCTTTTATTCTTTGAGGAAGCTCTTTTATGTACTGCAAAACAGTTTTATTAGTATCTTGAGACGACGATGTTAAGCGATTTCTAAGTGATTTTATTTTCTTTTTACCAACTACCTTGTCTTTGTTGTCTATTAAAACCTCTCCAGTTTTTGTGCTGATTACTTTGTCTAACTGCGTTTTACCATCTATCGTTAGCTTTGTTTTTATCTCCCAACCTAAAGGTTCTAGTATTTTATTAAGCTCCGCTACTAAATCTTTCATACCAGCAAACGACTGGTTCCTTGACTTCATGAAATACCTTGCCCCAGCTGATATTGTGTGGCCTGGAAACCATTTTAAAACCGAGACTAAATCATCTAATGTTTTTACTTTTTGTTCAAAAAAGTCTAAATGAAGCTTTCTTTGTCTCTCTATGTATTTTTTGTCTCTAAAAACTTCAGCAAAACTAGCAAATTTCTTTTTTACACCATTAATAACCACGTCGTAAGACTTTAAACCAAGCATTCTTATTAAAGGTAGATCGCTTTTGTTCCCAACTCTTTGCTCAACATACTCACCTAGCTTATTATCCTGTAAAGTGTTTTTAGGGCTTAATATAGCGTTAACACTAGATTGTATTTCATTTTTCCAGTCTTTTAGCTCTTTAACTGTAAAAACTTTAGGATCAAGTATCTCAATTAGCTTGTTTGCTAAAGACGAAGCAGTGGTGTACACTTTGCTTAGTTCTATTATTTTTTTGCCTTTCTTGTTTAACTCACTTACTTGATCGTTATTAAAGTTTTTAGAAAACTGTATTCTATCAAACTTAGTAGCTTCTGTTTTCTTTCTATCAAACTGATTAGCTAAAGACTCTAGCTCTGTTTGTAACACTAACTCTGTCACTTGTACACCACTAAGGTCAGCAACCTCCGCTAATTCTCTAACAAAATCAATATCTTGTTTTAAAATAGTAGCTTGATCTTTTATGATCTCAGCACTAATTTCATTAGCTAAAGACCTTTGTCTAGCTCTTAATGTTGTGTAACCACCTATAGTAAAATAAGCACCAAACTCGCCTTTAGATGTAGGTTTTATTTCAAATATAGCGTTACCAGGTCCTGTTTTCTCTCTAGCTATTTTTTTAGAATTAAATAGTTTAAGATATTTTTTCTTTATAACAGATATAGGTAGAGCTTTAATTATGGAGTTAAAGTTTTCACTGTGGAAGCTCTTATACTCTTCACTAACGATAACACCAGTTTTTGTTTTACTGATCTTACCCATACGTTTAACAACAGTGTTTTCTATCTCTTGCTTTATTAAACTTTTAATTTCGTTAGTTATGTTTTCAGCATTAAACCTACCTTTAAAAGCTATTCTTTTTAAGTTTTTAGTAAGCTTTGTTATTATATTGCTTTTTATTTTAGGGTCAACAAAAGACTTGTCACCTTTCATTAGTTTATCAAAGCTGCTTAGTTTTCTAGCCTTCTTGCCTTGGTCTATATTAGATGTTTCGTTTGTTTTACTACTAACAGCAGTCTTAAGAGTACCGTCCTCCTTAGTTAAACCTTCGTTAACAGCATCTTTAGAAAAATACTTAAATACTTCTTTAGATCTTTCTTTGAAAAAAGTATTTACATAAGCGGCAACGTTATTATATTTTTGTTTTTTAGATTCAAAGTCTTGAACTAAACCAACTACATTCCTAGCTTTAGAGTCTTCTTTTTGGCTAGGTATTTTATCATACAACATCATAGCAAGCATATCTTCTTTCTTACCGTTAAATACCTCTTTTTGATTCTGCGTATAATTACTACCTTCCTTTAAACTATTAAACACAGATTCAGCCATTCCTCTATATTTATCAGCTATGTCAAAACCTGCAATTTGTTTATCCGTAGTATTGTTGTATATATCATTAACTTCTTGAACAGCTTCTTGACTCTGCTGCATCGAACCTTCAAGACTAGCATCGCTAAGATCTACGTCACCTAAGGCTTTTTTAGCTGATTTAGTTAGTTTTCCTTGTTGTATACTTTTGTCATATTCTTTTATAAAGTTATAAACCTCCTTACCATTTGCAAAAGAAGCATTTTCATATCCTTTTGGTTTTATAATACTTAAAACAGCATCACCTATTTTCTCAAATGTGTTTTTATCGTAGTTTATTTGTTTGTTTCTTAAAGCATCAGAGAAAACGTTTATATACTCAGTATTATATTGATCTTTGCTAGTATAACCTCTTTCTTTCATTTGGTTATCCACAAAACTACGTTGAGCAGATGTCATTGATTTTCTAAACTGCTTGACGTATTTACCTTGGTTCTTAACATCTCCAATTAACTTATTAAAAATAGGGTGTAAAACCTCGTGAGCACCTACGTTTATAGCTCCCTGTTCCCTAGCAACCTCTTTATTAATAAAAATCTCGTTGCCTATACTAAAACCATGTATATTACCTTTGTTATCTTTAAATTCTTGCTTATTTTCTTTACTAGTTTTAAACCTATTCATTGCTTTTTGCAATGCTTTAGTTGTTTCGTACACTCTGAATTTTAAACCTCTTGATTCTGCTTCTTTTTTAGCAAACTCAATATTTTTTTCAAGGTTCATGTCTATTAAAGACTGTCTTGCTTTTTTATACTGGTTTTTAAAACCTATAGAAGCTGAATCATATTGAGACTGTGTTATATCTCCTCTTCTAAGCTTCTTGTTTAAATCAGTTATTTTGAAAGCAGCCACGTCAGCTAAGTCTGTTAAACTTTCTATTTCACTTATCTGATCACTGTTAAGGCTGTTGTATATTTCATTACCTTTTCTTATAGAGTCTGATATTTCTGATTCTTTTTTATCTATCTCTATTTGTATACCTTCTTTAACGTCTTTGTCTGTTGCGTTTTTGTGTTGATTTCTTAAGTTTGATAATTCAGTTATATCTTTATCAATCTTATTACCATCAACAGTGCTACGTATAGTGCTCATAGCTTTAGCTGAGTAAGATCCTCCAACCATTCCACCTCCACCGAGGAAACCCTGTATACCAGCCTCTAGTCCTTCTTCGCTAGTTATAGCATCTACAAAAGTTTTAGCTATTTCAGCCTCCTTATCGGTTCCAGCTACACTACCAAATTCTCTATTTATCTCGTCAGAAGCATGTTGTAGTATTTCTGTTGTAAATTCAGTAGAACCAGCACCTAAAATTGACACAGCTTTTCTAGCGCTAGAGCTGTATATTAATTTTTCAGCTATATACTTATTAGCGCTGCCTATTAAACCTGTGCTTGAAGAGCCTTTAATAGCTCCTTTTCCTGCTTTCAAAACAGTACCTAAACCAACAAGTTCCAAACCAGTTGATATAGCACCCATACCTATTGGTGTTGCGTGATCAGCTTTCCCACTATTTATTAACTCATCAAGGCTTATACCTAGGTTTTCAGCTTTTAGTTTATTAAACTCAATATAATTTTCAGCAACATAATCCATAAAGAATCCAGTACCTAACGTACCGACTCCATAAGCAACACTACCAATCATGCTAGTAATAGCATTTACACCTCCAGCTAAAAGACCTCCAATATCACCTTCTTTCGCACTTTCAATGATGCCTAAGGTTTGCTTGGATTCTTGTTTTTCTTTTTCGTGTTTTTTTATTGACTCTAGAGTTTTATCACTACCAAGACCTTGGGCCATCCATGAGTCTTCACCCTTCTCTTTAACATAATTATCTAAGGCATCTTGACCAAAAATACCCGCGTAAACAGCGTTAGTCGCGACATCTAAAGAGGATCTAGCACCTTCACCTTCACCACCTGGATCGAGCCAAAATTCACCAAGATCGCCAACTTGCTCGAACATATTTGAAAATGAGTTTTTAACCGACTGCCAAGCCGATAAACCATCTTCCGATCTTGAGGCCATATCTTTTTCCGACCCCGCATTTGCCTCCACATTTACAGGATCCGTTTGCTTTCCCGCAGAAAACTCCTGCACGACTGCTTTAATGTTTTCCTCTGACTCACCAGCGTCCATCATTCTTTGGACGATCAATTCTAATTCTTCCATATTTAATTCGAGTATTTAGCTATTAAATCTGCTGCTGATGGTTCTGTAGCTTGTTCTTCACTACTACCACCATTTATCATTTCTCTAATTTCTTCTAAAGAAGGTATCATGTTATCTGGTACACCTTCTTTTTTTAATATTCTATAAATAGTGTTTTCATTTAATTCTTTACCTAGACTTATAACTTCGTCGCTATATATAAGATCACCAGTACCGTCTTCGTTATCTAAAAATTGACCCTTAGAGTAAGCTGTTAAAGAACCTCCGTCACCATTTGCAAAATTACTTAAACCTTTAAACATATTGTTTAATACTGTTCCGTATTTTCTTTCAGTTGCGCTACCGCTTCTAGTTTTTGTTCTTGTTCTGTTAGCCTTTTCTTTAACACTGGTTGATGCGGTTTCTTTAAACATGTTCATATAAGAATCTATAACCATATTTCTAAGCTCATCAGTTCTTTCTTCGTTGTACAACAAGTCATCGTCCATTATACCAAGACCACCTTCTGTTATAAAATCATCAGTAGCTAAAGACATTACTTCATCTCTTGACTTGGTTATATTTTGTAGTTTCATTCTATATAACCTTTCTGAGCTAGGACTCATTACTCCACTTTTATAAACAGCTTCATTCATATTTAATATCTCGCTAGCACCTTTATTGTTTTTTACAGTATAATCAGGTATTTCGTCAAACTTAACATAACCACCTTCTTCGTTAACAAATGTAATTCCACCACTTTCATCAAAACTCATATTTAACTCATCAGTATATACAGAAGATAATAAATTTCTTTTATTAGTATTTACAGAGTTGCTAACCATACCGTTTTGGCTATCATCTAAAAAGTTATCTTTATAGGATTTAAACGAAGTAAGTTGACCATCTAAGTTTCTAAATGAGCTTTCTATTTTACTCATTTCACTTTTAATTAAAACACTGTTTGAAAAATCACCATTACTTTCTGCTGTAGCAGCTTGTTGAGCTAGTTGAGCAAACTCTAATTGTCTTTCTTTAGCCCACTCTTGAACACCAGGTATGTATTTTTGTGGTAACTTACTAGTGTCTATACCATCAGGCATACTGTTAAGATATTTTTCAACCTTACCATTAGCTCTAGCTTCTTCTATTTTTTGTTGTCTTTTTCGAGCAACAATACTATTCATTTGTTCTTCAAAATGTTTATCTAACATCTTAGAGTTATTCATCGCATCGACGTTAGTCACTTGACCAACTTTTGCTCCTGAGTAATCTGGTAGTTCCATATATATATTGTTAATTAAGCTACACCACCTGGTGGAGGCGTTATCTGGCCTGATGCGCCAGGTGCGTTTTTATTTAATGCGTTATTAGCTCCTCCTGGTAAGAAAGTTGCACCCATACCGGCTAGTTCTCCAACTCCACCCATTATAGAGTTTGTAGCTTGTTGCCTTGCTTGATTAGCAGCTGATAACCTTTGGCCAGCTCTACCCAACATACCTGTTGTTTTGCTAGCTTCCATTTGCCTAGACATCATATCTCCCTGAGCCATATTAGTTTGCATTTGACCTGCTTGTTGAGCCGCTAGTTGTTGATTTTGTGATTCTTGCTGCCCTATACTAGAGGTTGCTTGTTGTAAGTTTTGTGATTGTTGATTAGCCATTGATTGAGCTAACGCAGCTATACCAGATCCACCGGCTGCACCTTGTAAAGCACCCATTGTATTTGACAATGATTGTTGTTGTTGACCAGCTAACATATCAGCTTGCTGCGTATTAACAGTTAAGTCTTCGTAGACATTCTGTTGGTTAGCATAAGGATTAGATGTGTCCATGTTCTCTAATCTAGCCAACGTTTTATCGTAACCAGCTTGAGCCTGTCTTTGTTCTCGTTTTCTTTTACCGCTTCCGATAATTCCTCCGGCTATACTAGTTAAGGCTTTAACGCCTCCAATTACCATTGATGGATCCATACTTTATATTTTGTTATATCTATTATTATTACATGTTATTTACTACTTTCAACCACCTCAGAGCTCACTGTGAATATTTCCGCAGCAGCTGTATCGTTGTTTTGCATATCAACTTCAGCGTAGTATCCAGCTATACTAGCCATGTTAGCTTGATTATCTTTACTAAACAATATAAAATCATTTGCTGATGGTCTAACCGCAAATGGCTCTATGTCACAAGATATTGATAAATCTGTAACAGCTGTTATTGCTCCAATTTTATTTATAGTTCCAGCGGTATTAAAATTACCAACAGTAGATGTCGAAGAAAAATAAGCTATATCACCTATTTGAACAGAATCCTGTACTGGGTTTAAAAATGTTAATGTTATATTAGCCATGCTATTTTATTTTATGGGTTGTTAAATAGACCAACGGTTATATTAAAAGTCATATCAGAACTAGCGTCTATTATCTCGTCTGTTTTAGCCGTCCAAGTATAATGTAAATCTTGTGCTGGAGCTTGACCAACTAAATTATTAGGTGATATTGTTAAACTTTGTGTCGTGTTGAAAGCTGAAGAACTTGTTGCGGATATACTAAGCGATATTTGCTGTAAGCTATTTCCGTAGAAGTTACCATATAACACACCAGATCCACTAGTTATGTTTGTTCCACTAGGAGTTCCATATGCAATACTTTTAGTGTTAGTACCTGAAATACCGTTAAGAACAGTATAACTAGCTCTTGCTGGACCTATTATAAGACCACTAACACCTGTTACTGTAGGTGTGTATAATCTAAATCCAGAAACTCCAGAAATACTTTCTGCTGCTATAAAATTACCTAAATCTAGCGTGTGTGAAGAAGCTGTTGATCCAAAGTAATCTATAGTAGACACCACGGTAATAGCTAAACTTTGGTTTCCAGAAGCACCTACAAGAGGCGGGTTTACTGTTACGCTTGTTATATCTATAGAAGAATCAGTAGCAGAAGAAGAATCAGTGTTTAAAGCTGTAAAATCTTCAGGTAGTGGTAGTCTTGTTAAAACTATATCTGCATTATCAGTTAAAGTTAAAACAGATGTAACAGTTTTTACAAAATCATACTCTACAAACGGTTGGCCAATATGTACTGCTGATGGGTTACTTGTGTATGTTCTTGAATCACTAGCCGAATCTGTTGTTACGGTATACGTTACATCACCTATTTGTGATATTGAAAAGTTAGCAACTTGATCTCCGTTAGAATCTATGTTAGCCGCTAGTTGAGATCCACTAAAAGGCACAGTGCTTAGTGTAAAGCTATATAAGTCATCGTCAGTTACAGCTGGTATATTTATATCAAATAAGATTGAACCAGAAGAAGGTATAGTGCCTGTAAACGAAGCTCCATTAACAAAATCACTAGTTGTAAAATTATAGGATAAACTATCTTCGTTAGTCATACCTAACCTAAATTGAGCACCTACATCACCATATATTACTAGTTTTCTATTACCTCTATCGTAAGTCATAGTGCTTGTGTCTAATCTAAACGCTGTTATCTTACCTGTTGATACAGCTACTATAGAGGCACTAGCGTTAGCTGTAAAATCAATGTTATCACCATTTATAGTTTGGCTAGGTATTTTACCTTTTACCGTAAAAGTTCTAGCTGTTAAATAAACATCACTAGTGTATGTGTCTGTAGCAGTAATAATATACGTATCTTGTGATCCAGTAGATATAACATAAGAAGGAGGTGTTTCAAAAAACTTTCCAGAAGAAGCTGTAAATGTTTTACTAAATAAACTAACTATACTACCTGGTGTTCCAAACACACTGTACTGAACAGCTGTTTGACTAGCTGGTGTTGCATTGCTTACAGCAGTATCATATGTGCCGTTTATCGTTTGTGGAACAAGCTTTTTTAATATAGCCGCTCCATCTATATCTATAACAAAATCAACATCAGCACTTGGTGAAAATGTATTATCTATATCTACGGTTACAGAAATCTCGTTATTATCAGCGTAAGCAGTCGATGAGTTAGCTAAAGTTATACTAGCTATACCAGTAACGCTACCTGTGTTATTAGAAAAATCTAATGCTTGTAAAACGTAACCGTTATCTGGTTTTATTTTTAAAACTAAACTAGCTAAAGAACCTACAGCTTGACCACCTGGTGTCTGTGTTGATGTTGAATTTATAGTGCAATTAGTAAGTGCCATATTAGTCGTCGTTTTCTTTTAAAGTTATAGTTATATTAGCTGGAGCAACATCACCTGATATACTTGATAGGTTACCAATACCTTGAACAGAAAATTCTTTAGTATCTAAATTACTTAATGTTGTACCTGTGCCATGTATGTAATTGAAAAACTTACCTTCTTTTCCTTTGAACTCATTAGCAATACCTGACTGCAAGTCTGTTTCTACAGCTGTATTATACCAACCAAATTGCAATACATTATTATAATACTGATCATCTGTTAGGTTAGGCTTGTAATAAGGCTTAGATCCTTCGTAGTTTAATGTTTTAAAACCTTTAACAACATCAGGCATCTCATTCATAACTAACTTAACAGAAGTATTATATTGGATTCCATAGAAGTTATTTCTAATTTCATTATCGTGAGAATACATTTCACCGTTTTTAAATGTATAATAAATGTTATTTAAAGTAATACCGCTTTCAGGTATATAAGATTTTCTACTTGGCCAACCGCCAACTTGCTCTTTGTATGAAACAGTGTCATCAGATCCTCTTACTGTGTTACTTTGTAGTGATAGATCATAAGAACTTTTGTCTTCATCATAAGCACCAATAGCTATTTGAGTAACAGCTAGTTTGTCTCCAAAATAATCACCCATACCTTTTGTTGATATTAATTCTAAACCATCTTGAGATAGCCTTAAAACAGCTCCTCTGGCTCTATCTGCAAAGTAACTTCTAAATCCATACTTAGCAAAGCTTTCAGGGTTTTTACTTATGCCAAATTCACCAACATATGGTACAGCTTGGCCTAACACAGCTCTATTAGAAGTTATATTAGCGTTTCCGTCAGCATTAAACAAAGCGTCTTTGTTTGTTAGTATTCTTAATACTTTATCTTCACAGAAAACAGATATGTTCGTATCTCTAGTATCTAACTTTTGTATACTTCCGTAAGAAGGGTTAATATCTTTAGTTATAGATTCTGCCATTATAAATTGGTTTAGTCTATTTACACTAGATGTAGAGTTAAATATACCAGAAAATATTAAACCATTAGTTTTAACCTCTTCATTGTATTGCTCTGCTAAAGTACTACTAGCTTTAACTCCTTTAGCTATATATGTAGCGTTGTAATCATCTCTTATTCTATTAGATTCAACTCCGTTAGCAAAGGAATAGCAATTATGATAATCTAAAGCTATATCGTTACCATGTGTACTAATAGCGTAAGCATTACTAGCCTCGTAATATATGTCTAGCTCAGCAACTTCTTTGGGTTCAGTCTCCCATATACCTGGGTTATCTGTTGTAAATCCGTCTAAATCATCTTCGTCAACGTAGGTTGTACCTATTTGTATAGGTGTATTATAATGATAGCCATTTAATATGTTTGGTACATTGTCTTCTGGAGCCCATTGTATAGGTTTATCTAGCTTTATTGTAAATATTACAACTCTTGAAGATCCAAAAGTACCTGTTCTACCGTTTCCGTTACTATTTCTACCTTTAAACATAATAGCACCACCTCTTCTATATCCTTTTATTTGATAAGCTGTTTGATCAGGATCACCTGAAAACTTTATGTAATTACCAGTTGTTTGTAATGCATTAACAAAATCCTTGTGTTGAGGCGCGACTGTGTTTCCAAACTTAATCCACTCACCCCATTTTACACTGTTTTGGCCACTCTTACTATTACTCGCACCATCACCAAAAGCGTGAAAAGCAAGTTCAATAACTGTTTCACCTTGCCTTATACCGTATCCTTGCGTATTTTTTACAGCCGTGTGCGGATGGCTACTTGCACCTAAATCTCTGTTTGGATTTACATCTCCTTCACCACCTAAATCTTTCCATGAATAAAATTTAGTAAACCTAGGTATAAACCAACCAGCACCAAAATTAGTCCCTGTTCCTTTATCTTTCTTTTTCCAATAGTTATACCTAGTACTTTGATTACCACCAGTATTAGCACCTAAAGATGTACCAGCATCATTACCAACTTGCCAAAAGTTATTTTGAGCTATAGTTCTCATCTCATCAATGTTGCCAAATTGTAATATGTTTTGCTCTAGCGAAGAGTCTCTGTATATTTTAGTAAAAAATCTACCTTGAAACTCTGGTTTTAGTTTTCTTACTTTTTGAGCAATTTCAACAGTCATTGAAACGCTCTGTATAGTGTCACCTCCTCCTACAGTACCTAACCAATTAACATCTGACTCATCGAATGTTTTTTCTATATTTATTTGCCAATATTTATCATCTGGGCAATCTGTAGTTGTGTTAACAAACTCTAAGTTTCCAGCCACAGGCTCGTAAATTATATTAGCTATATCATAATACTTAGTAACATTGTTACCTTTTTTTACTCTAACCATTAAGTCTGAAAGAGTATGTATTGATGCTGTTGATAAATCTATGTCATCACCGCTTCCTGTTGTTCCACCAAAATGAGGTTTCCATAAACTTCTAGGTATTCTTATTTGCGCAGTACCTTTTTCTGGGTAACCACCATCTATAAATAAGTTACCATTATTATCTGCCGTAGCTATACCTTTAGACACTTTTGATATTGTTAAAAAATCTGGAGCTTCGTTTTCAATAGCTATTATCTTGTACCTAGCTTCATCTTCAACAAAAGCATCACTATCATGTCTTTTCTTTAATATTAAAAAAGTTTCATCATTAACTTTGTTTCTTTCAGCGGAAGGAAAAGCTAACCAAACATTACCATCTTCAGCAGGATAGTGTCTATCCATAGCTAAGTTATAATACTCAGCAGATGTTTCTTTTAAGAAGTATTTATAATGTGTTGCCCAAGAAGGAGGATTACTTAAAATCTTCACATTAAGAACATTCCAGTTAACAGCTTGTGATTTAGGTAATTGTATTGAACCTGTAGTGTCTGTTAACACTGGTGTCTCTCTACCAAAAGCATCTTTATAAACAACGCCTAATTGATATGTTCTCATGGACTTTATAGACTTACCTGGTGTTCTAACGCCATAACTAGAGTCATCTGATTGTATTATAGATACATCAAACTTAGGTGTTATTTCTGCGTTATTAACATCTTTAATGTCATATTGTTGTGTGTAGTTCGCGTATATCAATCTGTTTGCAGAAAACTCTTGAGCTTTAGCTTTTTTAGGAACATTATCCCAAGGTCTAAGTAGCTGAACAGATGGTAGTACTTTGTATATTATCTCAGACTCTATTAGCATAGAGTTATTAGTCCACTCTTCATCTTGGTTTTCAGGACTACCCTTTAAACTTTTAACCGTGTATATGTTAGTGCTTTTATCTTCTTTGTATAATACATCTATTTCTATAACGTCTTTAGGTAAATGACTTGTAACAAAGTTTGATATAGTTAATTTCTTTAAAGTATTAACCATACCTTTGTTAAAACCTTTTTTAGGATTATAATCAAACTCATCTGGTAAAAAAGCTACTTGACTAAATGGCCCAATAGCAGAGTACTGGCCATCATCATACTTGTATCTATATGCAAATCTAGGAAACTTAAATTCAAACAAAGATTTATCTTCCATTAATATAACTTTCCAGTCTTGGGTACCAGTAACTATACCATCAGATATAGAATCTAAGTTTAACTTAAAGCTATTTGGTGAAAAAGAAAGAATATCTATAACTGTAGCTATAACCTCGTCATCTTCTGATTCGTCTAATATTGTAAACTTTAACCTATCACCTACCTGTAGGTTCATGTTATGTTGGAAAGTAAAATTACTATTAGAATCAGGGTGAGCTCCTGGTGTTAAAGCCTCTCCGCTACCATCAACAAAGCTTTTTGCTATACATACACTTTCGACTATACCGCCTCTTAAAGATGCTGACATGGCTATTGTCGGCGCTTCGATTGGCGATTTCTTTATAACAGTTACATCATCTAGTGTAAAGCCATAAGTTGCTGTTGAATATGCTGTTGTTAGTGTAGTGTGTGTAGTAAAGTTAGAAGAACCTTCTTTAAACTTTTTAATATCAACGACCTTAGGTTCAGATCTATTGTCTGTGAAGAATAATAACCCTTCGATTATGTTAACACCTGTTATCAAGTTACTAGAACTTAAATCTAAGATGTTGTTAGTATCTACCAAGACTGGTGATACTGTTTTAGTGTACTGATCATACTCAGCTATAACATCAATAGATGTACCTGTTATGAACCAGTATATTTTATCATTAGCAGAGTCTCTACAAGAGCCGATGCATTTAGATCCAGCTATGTTCATTAGAGATGGGTAAGCCAACTTGTTACCTAACACGTTTTGTAAAGTGCCTACATCATTTCCTTCTGAACTAGCTATTTGAGCATTCAGAGCGTCTCTATATTCGCCATTTGGAACTAACCTTTCATCAAGGTCTTTGTTCATCTTCCCGAAGCGAAAATGGTGCTTTAACTCTGGCATATTTTAGTGTTTTATTTGTTTAGATTTACCTCTCATAACTTGAGATAACTCTTCAATTTTTAAATTCGATAGTCTTAATTTAGCTGTTCTTATAGCTGTAAACTTTTCTTTTTTAAATCTAGCGACTATATACTCCTGCACGTTTGCTCTAGTAGATAATATAGCGTGTGCCATATACTTGTACATAGCTTCTTCAGCAAATTTATGAACTATCATTTCAGCGTCAGTACCTAGACTATCACTTATATACTTAAGTATTATTGTTTTAGTATTTAAATCAGAGCTAAAATGTATTGTGCCTCTAGCTGAATCTATGTAAAAAACACCATTAGACTGTGCGTGCTCTGGACTTATTCCAAATCTACTTCCAGCATCTGTCATAAAATCATATAAACCATCACTAGGATCTGAAGCACTAGTCTGAGCTGTATTAATAAAATCTCTTAAAGAGTCTGAGTTCTGAGCAACAAGTAGTGAACCATCACTATCAAAGTTGTAATCAAAGTTTTCAGCTTGAAGTATTGCTGTAGGGTTGCTAGTCTTACCTGTTGGATATATAACATGCTCTATACCTGATGAATCTTTCCAAGCAAGTTTAACATAGTTAACATAGTCATGTGGTAACTTCATTGTTAGTGAAGGTGGTATTTCTATTTCTTGAGCTTTGATAGATTTAAAAGTATCGTAGCTTAATTCTTGTATTCCTCTCTGTGCGTGAAAAGCAATATCAGCTCTTCTAGCTTTTGGTATTATTTTGTCTTCGCCTACGTAAGAAACTATAAAGTTATTTATAATATCATCAATACCTATAAATTGATAGTTGCCAGTTTGCTCGCCAAAGTTCGTTTGTCTAACTAATATAGAAGCTCCATTAACTGGTGCTGTATCAAAAGTTATAACACCAGTGCTAGCATTATAAGGTGTTCCATCGTATAGACTAGTGTTTAGCTCTGAACCATTTACAAATATCTTAAAATCAGTTATAAGTGTAGGTAAAGGAGAAAATGTTAAAGTAAAAGCAGTAGTAGAACCATTACCAGTGAATGACTGGGAGTTGTTATAATACTGTTGTTGTGTTCCTGTGAATAAAGGCATATCTTATTGTTTTTCTTCTTGTAAGTCTTTAGCTTCTTCTGCAGCAGCTTGTGAGTATAAGTTAGGATTTTTCATTGATATACCAGCTAACTCTAGTATTTTAAAAACTAAATTAGGTTCCTCCGCTTGATGTAGCTCAAAATTAGTAGTTGAACTTGAATTATAAAGCGCTTGACCATTAGCTACGGTATAACCCCAAACAGCTTGAGCTGGTCTAGCTATATAGTTACACACAGCTGCGGTAATTGTTACAGGATATAATTGAATATTTCTATAACCTGTAGTGTGAACGTACACTGGTAAGGTATTTGAAGGTGCTGTTAGAGGAGAATTCTGTATGTGATGGATTTCGTTTTGATTTATTTTTTCTATTTCAATAAATCTAGGTCCACCAGTACAGTTGGCGTTGTAAAAGTAAAGTTCACCCATACGATAGTGGTCAGGTAATACACCTACTCCACCTGAGCTTACGGCCACAGTTTGTCTATATCTTTCAAACTGATCTATTTTTTCTTTTAATATATCTATAGGATCACCATGTGTAGTATCGTTTCCAGGTGCTCTTAAAAATACATTTAAGTCGTAAAAATACTGCTCGAATATATCCATTTGAGCTTGATTAGCGAATACGTTAAACTCTTGAGGTGTTACATAACCTCTTTGTTCTTTATTAGCTATAGCTAAAACTCTTTGATATACTGTATCTATGCTTACTGCCATAATTTTTTTTATTTATAATAATTAGGCTACCGTTAAAGTAGCCTAACTACTATAGGTAATCTATTTGATTTTCTTTTGTACGCTTTCTAGAACTTTCATTCCATCATCTGTCTTAAACCAAGCAGCTAAAGCTGGATATGGTTCTTGATCAAACGGTACAACCATTAATTTTTTACTGTTTTTACCCCAAACAAAAGATCTGCCATCTTGTGACATTTTAATTACTCCTTGTTTAACAGCTTTCATACTTAGACTTTTTAAACTAAGATCTTCATCTTGTACTAGTTCTAAAAATTGTTGTGGGTTATTTCTAGCAAAAACTATAGTGTCTCTTTTTATTTCCTTACTAGTCATTGTAGATACATTAGATCCTGTCTCAACCGTTAATAAAGCTTCACAATCATCAAGATCAAAATCAGAAGCTATTTTTAGCGCTTCAATCTCCATTTGTAAATAACTTAAATCAACCTCAGCTTCTTTAACGTCATCTTTTTCAAAGTAAGACTTACCATTTAATGGGTGATAAAGCGACAAAAGCTTTTGAAGATTTTGTTTTTGCTTCGGCACCATCAACTTACCGTCTCTAAAAAATATATGACCTAGTGTTACTGTACCTTTTTGCTCATCTACAAAAGGTGAGTTTTGGTTAGTTGCATATCTTAATTCCCTTTGAAGACCTTGATCTTCATCAAAATACAATAGTGATTTAGCTCTACTATGTTTTGCGGGTACTGTAAATAATAAAGGCGTTTTGTTACCTTTTAGTAAATAAACTCTATCTTTAATCTCCCAAGTCGAAGGAGTTGTTTCTTGTTTTTTCATAATATGATATAATATAAATGTTAAGAGTAATAATTACCCCCGTTGTTTTAACGAGGGTAAGAATTACAGTAATTGTTAATTAGTTGCTATCACCAGTAACACCATCAGCATCTTTGAATAAGATGAAGTTGTTAGCAGCTTGAACACATAAACATCTTTCTGATAAGAAATGAACGTTCATAGCATCCTCGTCGCTAGTAAAGTTACCACCAACAGATCCAGTGATCCAAGATTTCATTCTTCTATCATCAGCTTCAGAAGCTCTGTATCTGACGTGTAAGAATGGTCTTTTGATGTTTTTACCTAATTGTTGATCATAAACAGTACTTGTTCCAGCAGGAACTAACACTCCTTGTACATCTCCAATTAATCCTCTTGTAGTACCGTCATTTAGGTATTTCCAGTCAGACTTGTAAAAATCGTAAGAACCTCTTCTAAATCCTGAGAATCCTAAGTTAAGTGCCATATCTTCAGAATTGTCAAATACACCGTAAGATGTACCTCCAGTTCCGTAAGAATTTTGAGCAGCTAACATGTTATCGATTGCTAATGAAGTTCCTCTATTTAAGAACATCATATTTTCTTCGATAGCTCCTTGCTTATCTAATTCTTTTAATATAACATCAAATTCAGCAATTCCTTCACCAGCACCAGTTCCAACTGAACCAAAATCAGGGTTATTGTAGATTAATCCTCTTTCTTCAATAGCAGAGAATAAACCTTGCGTACCGTGTTGTCCAGCGAGTGCTTGTGTTTGGAAAACACCTGCGCCATCCATTTGGTTACCAGAAACTGGCTCAGCTTCAATCATCGCCATTTCTAATTGATCTTCGAATCTTAACCTAGCTTCATGCTCAGATTTTAAGTACCATAAGTACCCACCAGTTCCAGCTTCAGTAGTTACTTCTACCCAACCGATACTAGCAGTATCTGATCCATTTACACTATACTTGTCTCTTAAGATGATTGGCTTATTACTAAAAGTAGTAAAGTCAGCATCTTTAGAGTTACCAGCGTTAGCAGATCCTTTTTTGTACTCAGAACCGTAAACAAATACGTTTATTGCACTAACGTCATTCGCAATACCAGCAGCAGCTAAAGTAGCAGCAGTGTAAGGAATAACAGTAGCAACAGAAGCGCCAGCTGCTCTAGCTGAAACGTAACATTTTACTGTTACACCACCTTTGCTTACAATAATAGTATCATGAACATCAATCATACTAGCGTTAGCCGCTGATGAAAAAGTAAGTTCATTTGTTGCGCCACCGTCAGCGTCTGTAGAACAGTCGCTAAAAGCAACGTGAATACGACCTTGCTCAGACCAAACAACTTGATCAGAAGCCATAGGCATTTCTGCTCCTACCATTTTTAAAAATCCTGCAACAGTTCTGTTACCGAATCTTTCAACTTCTTTTTCATAAACTTCTGGTAGGAATTGTTTAGTAAAGTTGTAATCGTTTCCTGTAATTGACAGGTAATTTGACCCATATAAATCTTTTACAGGTCTTGGTGTTAAATGTGCGAGAGCTGATGAGCTCCCTGTGAATGATCCACTTGCCATAATTTTTTAATTTTAATTGTTAAGTTATCTTGTTTTTATTCTAAACTTAAAGTCATTAGAACTATTGTCAACCGCTTTTACTGAAAATCCATTTGGATTTGGTGCCTTCTCGTGAGTAGACCTTGGTTCCATATCGATGTTTTTAGATTTAGCTATACTACTTTTAACAGCATCAGCCTTACCTTGTTCATAAAAATGTTGAGCTACTAAATCAGGGTTCATTGCTGTAAATAAAGATTTGTGATAGCCTGAAGCATCTGACATTTCATTTTTTTCATTCAAGAACTTCTTGACAAAATTGTTAATGTCGCTTTGTGTATCCTTAACCTTTGCAGCATCTTTTACGTTAAATCTGTATTTCTTTTCTCCAACCTTATATTCAAAACCTTTGAACTGATCGTTAAAAACTTGTTTAGTTTTTTCTTGAAACACTTTTTGTTGTAAACCTTGATTCTTGTTAGTTTCCTCTAACTCTTCGTTATATCTATTAAAGAAATCTACAGCCTTCTGTTGTTCTGGCGCGAGCCTAGAACCAGCTTTAACTTCTTCATAGTATTTAGACTTTAGCCCGTCTAGGTGGCCTTTAGCACTTGCAACCTGCTCTTTTAGCGCTAGTTTTTTTCTTTTTATATCTATTTCCTCGTCAACATCTTCGTTAAAAGAAAATTGATCTTCCATTAGGAAATTTATTTCCTCGTTATTTAAATGAGGTTTTGTTTGTTTGTAATACTCTAATAATAGAGTTTTATCATCGTAGTTGGTAAAATCTTGATTTAATTTTACATAGTCCTCAAGCGATCCGCCTGTCTCATTTATAAAATCAACTACTTTCTGTATGTTCTCAGGTAAAGGTTCTCCTGTTTCTTTAGCCTCATCAATAGCTTCTTGAACTTGCTCTTGAACTTCTTCAACAACTTTATCCTCTACTTCTTCTACAGCTGCTTGTTCCTCTTCTATAACCTCTTCTAAACCAGGTTCTTGCTCTTCAGCTTCAACTTCTGGTTCAACTTCTGGTTCAGCTTTAGCTTCTACCTCTGGTTCTTTTGAACCTTGTGATAAATCTAATTTAAACGTACCATCTTCTAAGACTTCCGCTTTTGGGCCTTGCTCCTCAGGTTTCTCCTCAGGCACGGCTTTTACTTGAACTTCTTGAGTTTGCTCTACAGCTTCCTCTTGAACTTCATCTTTTTGTTCTTCTGACATAATAAAATATTATAAAATTAATAAAAAATTACCTAGGGTCTGTTGCGCCTAGGTCTATACCTCCACCAAGTATATCATTACCTGCAGATTCAAAGTTTTTAGGTGGTTTTGAGTTATTTCTTTGATCTATTAGTTCAGACTGTTGAGACGCTTGAATTTTAGTTCTTTCGTCCTTACGATCTTCTTTGTACTTTTCTTTGTTTTTCATACCATCAACTTCCATACCCTTAAGTCTCATGTTAATTTGAAACTCATGGTTCATAAGTTCTTTTTTGTATAAAACCTCTTTAGCTAGCTTAGCCTCTTCTAATTGAGCTTTGGTTTGCTCTAGCTGTATTTTTTGTTGAGTTATAGCTTGATTCTTTTGAACCTCTGCTTGAGCTGCGGCTTGTTGAGCTTGAACATTAGCTTGTGATTGAGCTTGTATATTCTGCTGCTGCATCATTTGATCTCTTTCTTGTTTCTTTTTTCTACGTATCTTTAATACTTGATTAGCTAACTTAATGTTTTTTATTTCTCTTAAATCAATAGCATCTTCTAAGTCTAAGCTTCCAGCAGATAAAGCCATTTGTATATTTTGTTCTAACATAGCTTTTTCTTCATCATCTGGTGCTAGCTCTATGTATATGCCAAAATCAGATAAATGTAAGTTTTGTAACTCACTTAAAGTAGAAACATTATGTATACCTATTTTTTGTATAAAAGCTTCTCTTGTTGGTGAGTACTCTAGTATATCAGATACTCTTAAAGAAACTGCTTCAGCTACTTCTGAAGTTATATACAAACCAGCTTGTAATATATGTCTTGTTGCTGTGTTACTATTTGCAGCTGCTATTTTTTGTACACCTACTAAAGCGTCTTTAGACGGAGTAGATCCATCTGATGACTCATTTAAACCGGTGACATCTCTTATCATTTGTAAATAATAATTATACGTACCTATCAAACTCTGCATCTTAGCACCACCATTTCCACTTTGTATTTCTTGAATAGGTACTTTACCAGGATTCATATCTCCTTCAGAAGTCATTGATCTACCTATAATAGAACCAGTTTGAAAAAACATATTCAATGCTTCTTGTGGGTTATAATTAGTTCCATTACCTAAATCAATTTCAGCTAAACCATCAGCATCTAAATATATACCGTCAGGAGTCATTCTAGACATCACCTGTTGCAGCTTTAAATGAGTTAGCTGTATCATATCAGCAAAACCAGTTATACGTCCTACAAGTGATTCTATTCTACCTTTATACATTCTAGGTGCTGAGATAGAGTAATTCATTTTAACCTTAGTGTGATCACTTTTAGGTCTCATCATGTTCTTACTAAGATCCCATTTTAATATTATATCAGTACCTAAAACAATAGCTCCTTCGTATAAAACTTCTAGTGACCTAGACATCTTACCATACTTAGCCTCAAGCATTTGATCCTGCATAGGATTAAATGAATCATCTTTTATTATAACTTTGCTAGCGCCAGTAGCTGTTTCTTTAACTTTGTATACTTCATTAGCATACGTCTTATAGTTAAAATACAACACTTGAACTTGATTTTTATCAACTTGGCTAGATTCAGTTAAGCTTCTATTATAAAAACCACTGTTTTGGAAACCTTGACCAGTAACTTTTTCTAATTGTTGTTCGTCTAGATTAGGAAACTGTTTTTTTAATTCGTTAACAGGTAACGTTTTAACTTCACCAATATAATATATATCATCAAAATAAGGCGACTCTGTATATGAGTATACTAAATTAGCAGGGTCTACGTATTCTATTTTTATTCCTTCTGACTTGTTATAAACGGTTTTAACAGAACCTATACCTAATACAGTTAAGTCATAGTTAACTCTTCTTCTAGTTAAATCATATCTATTACCTTCAAGAACAACGTTAATAGCTTGTTCCTCAGCTATTTCTACTTGCTGCTTATAACTAAGTTGCATGTGTAAATCTAACTCTTGTTGTGAATCAGGTAGTATTTCAGGGTCATTTTCAGAAAGATCAATACCAAAAGCTTCTTTAGCATATGCGTTAAGCTCTTTTGATCTCATATCTCTAAGCATTGACTCCATATAAGCTGTTCTTTTACTGACACCTGAAGGATCTTGAGAATATGCTTTAATATCAAAAACTCTTTCTGATATACCATTAACTACTATATCTACAAATTTAGGTATAATAGGTACTGGTTTCCAGTCTAAATTAAGATATGACAAATCACCGTTTATAGATAATTCATCTTTATATTTTTGTATAGATTGTTCTCCTCTAGCGTATAAGCGAAGTTTATGGAACTCTGTTTGATTCCCAGAGAATCTGTTCGTACCAGAGTCCCTCTTAAACCACTCGCTTTCAATTGCTTTAGCAACTTTCAAACCGTAGTCTTTACTTATCTTTTCTAAATCGCTTGCGACTTGACTTGGAAAATAACCTTTAACAACTGACTCAGCCATATTAATTTTCTATTAATTTTGATTGTATGCCAGATTGTTTATATCTAGCAAAACTTATATTTACTTTTTGTTTTTCTACTTTAGCGTTGGGTGCATACAAATGTCTATTACAACCCATTATAGCTAAACCAGAACTTATAGATGCATCAAACTTGGTTCTATTGTTTATATCGAACTTAGACCAATCATTAAGAAGTTCGTTAAAATAAACTGTACCATGACTACCGTCACTTTTTATACCAACGTGGTCTTGTATGTACATTTCTATTGCTGCAGCATGAGATTGTTTTATATCTTCACTAGAGTTAGGTATTCCACCAACTTCTTTTTCAGCTATAGACAACTTATTCCATACTTTATCTGGTCTATTCATACTAAAGCCTCTATAACCACGTCTTCTTAAATAATACAATAGACGAGGTTTATTATTTTCTGCTAGTATAGGCATCCCATAAAATACAAGTGCCATTAAAACATCTTCAAAGAAGATCTCAGCGGTTTGTGGTCTAGCTATATATTCACAAAAGAAATGATTTGCTGGTGCATCTTCCATGCTAAACTTTGTTAACCCATGTAAAGAACCTTTAGAGCCTTTACCGTCAACAGTACCAGATATATCGTAACTATCGCAACCAAAAACACCCATGTGTTCATTACCTGGTTTTTTATAGCCATTTTTTAATATAACGTTATTTTGTAAATGAGCTGGTGGTGTCCAGCTTAATTTAAATCTACCATTTTTATCAGGGTAGAATATAACTTTGCTATCTTTAACACCATTAACCCATTGAAAATTACCAGTGGTTATAGTGTTTATGTAGTTTGTTTCCTCGTTGTAATCTATTTGCTCGTATATTTTAGCTAAATTAAATATACTGTTTTTTGTTTCGTCTCTAAACGCATGTTCTTCAGTTCTTGGAAATTGTCTGTAAAATTCATTTAAAGCATCTCCATCGTCTTTTAAACCATCTACTTCATTTTGCCAATGTTCTAGTATACCTATATCTATAGCCTCGCCAAAAGGTCCAACCTTTTCTGTTTCAGGTGTGTCGAATACAGGTATTCCATAAGAATCAATGAATCCCTCGTAGTTCCATTCCATAGGTATGAATAAAGAATATAGTCCCGAGCTTGTCTGTCCATTGCGGTTTCTTTTTGTAACATCTGAAGCTTTATATAGTTTCTTAAAATTATCTCCTCCTTTATCTAAAGCGTTTGATGTTGATCCCATCATACACTTACCAATAACTCTACTACCTAATCGTAATGTTGTTTTAGTAACCCTCCAGTTATTTAATATATTATTAGGTCTTTCCCATTTACCACTTTCATCATGTACTAATAATTTAAGTTTCTCACCATCGTAACTGTTATCACCTGTATTTTTCCAATCAATAGTTGTATCAAGACCTTCTAACTCTTCTGGCTTGTCAGAGCTAACAATACTTCTTCTTGTGAGCTTACTAGCAGGAACTCTATACGCAAGTTCTGTTTTTGGCCTATCCATACCATCTTGTATAGGTTTAAAAAAGAAAGGGTAATTTACAGATATTGGTACAACCTTGTCGGTAAACATTTTTTTAGCATCTGGTCCTGACTTTGATAAGATACCGAATCTAGCATCAGATGATATTGTTGCTTGATTAACCGCTTCTCCTGAAGCCATAAAAGAGAATCCTGAACGTCTATTTTTAAGGTAGCACATTCCGTAGCATCTTGTATCTGCTTTGCAAGCTTCCCAGAATATATAGAATAGTCTATTTGCTTCTCGAAAGTCTGGCTGCCCAACATCAATTTTGGACCACTGCAAGTACATATAATGAGTGCCAGTAATGTAAGTAGGTTTACCTTGATTATAATACCAAAAACCTTCTTCTCTTTTTTTAAACTCATCTTCTATATAATCTATATATTTTTTCTTGAAATCATCTGCATAATTTTTCCAATCAAATATAGTTTTTATTCTTTTTAATTCTCTAGGGTAATCACTAACTTCCCATTTATTACTATCAAACTTATGTGGACTTACACATTTAGGTAATGCTATTTTAAAATTTTGTATTTCATATATTTCACCTATCTGCCCAGTTTTAGATATAACAACAACATCATGCTCTTTGTTATAGCCATAATCCCACTTCTTAGCTTTGTTAAGCCTCTTGACTGTGTTTATTTTTATAGGTTCTACAACCTTATACAGTGATTGCTTGTACATTATTTAGATCTTCTTTCTGCAAAGCCACCAAATGATGTCTCTTCAACTTCCTCTTTAACTACATCATTAAGCATATCTTCCTCTTCTTGTATTCTATTAAGTATCTCAAAAGCATCGAATATAGCTAGCTTTTTAGTAGCAGCGGCATTTTTTAATCTATCAGCAGATATATCATCTCCAGAATCAACTATTTTTTCACCAGCTACTTTTATAAGTTCTTCAACTGCTTTATGCCCAGCTTGGATTATATTCTTTTTCGTCTCCTTGATATTCATATTTTATAGTTAATGATCGAGATCCAACTCTATATAATCTTTCATCGTCTACTACAAATTCATATTCACTACCAGGAGTGAAACCAACTAGATCACCTTGTTGTATTTGTGAGTCAAAGTTTTCATCAAGATACTTTACAACACCAATACTAGGCTTTTCTTTGTTAAGATTAAAAATATTATTAGATTCAATAGGTTTTACAAATGAATAACCCCTAGGTGCTTTCCACTCGTTTTTATTTTTATATAAAAAGATTTGTTCAAAAGAACATAAATAATTATTATCATCTATGTAGCTTCTACCGTTTTTCTCTACACCTCTGACGTCATGGTATCTTCTAAATACGTTGTGATGGACAACAACAGTGTCACCTACCTTAATATTAGTGTCACCTGTTGTAGGTAAGCTTTTAACGATACCTAACCTATTTACGCTTTGGTGTGTGAATATTTGTGTATTAAGTATCAAGTCTCCGCCTTCTACCTTTTTATTGTTGTTATATCTAGAACCAAGTGGCTCAACAACAAAATCAAAAATACTCCTCATGTTAGTATTCTAGATTATATTCAATAGCTACCGCCATGTTTTTATTAAAATCTTTCCAAGGTAAAACCTCATCAGCTTTTTTAATAAATATACTAAACTTGTCATCTTCCTCTGTTATATGACAAATAGTATGCCCGCCGTAGACCTCTTGGCCCACGGCATAATGCATAGCTTCATTTTTATAATCTTTACCAATACTAATCTTTCTTATCAGCTTCATCTTCTATAGGCTTAATAGATCCATCTTGAATATTAACAGACACTTTACCATATTCTTTTTCAAGACTAGCTTGCGTGTCTTTTAATTTTAACTGTAGCTCTCCAACACCTTGAAGCATACCTGCTTTTTGAGTCTCTAATTGACCAATGCTTAGTTGGATGTTATTAATTTGTCCTACTAAACCTTGTAATTCTTTTAATTGTTCATCTGTAATCTTGTCCACCGCTGGAGCTAGATCAATTACTTCTTCTTTTGCCATAATTTAATTTAATTTAATTGTTAATTGTTTATTATACGTCTGTATAATCCTTGTACTTATCGTCTGCTTTTAAAGCTACGTAAGCTTGCTTTACGTGATTCTTTGCTGAGTCAGCTACAGATCCAGTAAAACTAAAACCAAACTCAGTTAGTTGAGAGTTTGGATTAGCGTCTTTCGTTGCTTTATCCTTAAATACTTTCACACTAACGTTTGAGCTAGGTGATTTTACCCAAATCGTTTCATACACCGCTTCAGTTTTTAAACTACCATCTGGATTGTACACAGCAGCAGTTTTTAAATTTTGCGATGAATTATAGTAGTAGTTGCAGTTAATGCTACCTACTTGTAAGTAAGCATCGGTTAACGCTATACCTTTAAAATTGTATGCTCCTTTTAATCCCATTGTTTTGTTTTTTTTTAAATTGTTATTCTATGTTTATATTATTACGCTATTTTCACAGTTTTTAACTGTTATATTATTAACAAAGACTTATTTGACCAACTACTCCATTTTGGTCAACTCTGTATTTACCACCGTTACCTAATTTTCTAAAGCCACTAGCTAAAAATGTTGTACCTCCTGAATCTGAATAAACAACATCATTTACAATTGGATAACTGTTAGATCCATCATGATGATATAATTGATTTGTAGCGAAGCCACAAACATCAGTTGTTCTTCCGGCTAAAGAACTACTGTAAGTAGTTAAACTATTAGTTGTTACAGTTTCCATATCACCATAAGATGTTCCAGTACTATTTGTTGCGTATGCTTTATAATAATGTGTTGTGCCACCGCTTAAGCTAGTAACACCTGATCCAAAAGTTCCTGTACCAGAACCAGCAGTTGTATTGGTTACACCAGATGCACCTATAAATAAACTAATAGATGATGTTGATCTAACAAAACCTCTTGCAGTAACTGTTGACCCACCTTGAGCCGTTACGTTACCATTCATTGTAAAACTAGTATTAGTTACAGCACTTTCTGCGTTTGTAACAACTGTAGCAAAGTTAGTCTCTATAGTATTACATATATTATTTATAAAAGTGACTATATTTGCTGAGTTAAGAATACTGCTAAAATTAGTTAAACCGCCAGTGTTATTAGCGTAACCACTATATATTGCTTGTGCGGTTGTAGTGCCATCACTAGAGGTAGGATTTGTGGTTCCACTCTTAATAATAGATATAGTTGTATTATTAGATACAGCTGTATTACTTAAACTACCCATTAAAGTTGTTTCTTCAGCACCATTAAACCCACCTGTTGAAGTACCCTCAGGGCTTGTGTCTGTTACAAATATAATCATTCTATTAACATTTGACCTAAAAGTACCAGCAAAATTATTACTTAAAACTTGATTTAAAGCAACCTCCCAACCTACAGTGCTTTGACCAGAACCTAGCTTCATGTTACCGTTGTTATTGTCCGCTGCTGCTAATAAATTTAGTTTAGCAGCAAAATCAGTATTATTTGCAGTAGCAAATTTTACAACAGCAGTTGAGTGAACGTTTCTACCAGACACTATTTGTTGTTGATGTTTGTTAGCAGAAGGTAAACCGCTGTAAGTTGAGCTATCAGAATAAGTAAGTCCATTAGTGCTTGAGCCGTTTATAGCATCTACTAAAACCATAGCTAATCTATAATCACCACTAGATCTTTCAGCAACTTTATTAGTAATATTTGTAACTTGTGCTTTTAAACCCGGGTTACTAGAGGAGGTAGAGTTAAACTCGTCACCCATACTACCTGTGTAGTCAATTACAAGAACAACATCCATTGCTTTGTTACAAGGTATTGGTACGTAGTCATGATCATAACTGTAAAACTCTGACATACCATGAGAAGCGTTTCCGTCAGGGTGATTTGGGCTTTCTAAATTTGTAGCGTCAAAACTTCCATCAGCTGCATGTGTTGATAGTTTTTGCAAGCTAATTTCACTTGAAGGTGAACTTGAATTATTATAATCATCATGCACGAATTCTTTAGCTATTTTACTTAAAGTTATTTCTCCACTTCCTGGTACAGCCATTATTTATTACAATTACATTTGTTAGACTTTAACTCTTCTATTTCAGCTTTTAATTCTTTTATAGCTTCAAGTAGTATTGGTGCGATACCTTGGTGTCTCATTGATAACATGCCATCTTCATTTTCTCTAACAAGCTCTGGTACAACTTCTTTTACATCTTGCGCTATAAACCCTATATCTTCTTTTATATCTAATATACTATCTGATTGTTTCCAATCAAACGTTACACCTTGTAATTTACTTACTTTACTCAACGCTGATTCAATAGGTTTAATATTTTCTTTTAATCTTTTATCTGATGGTGATCCAAATGCTACAATATCTCCAGATGATGTAAAGGTTCCGGTGGTCATAGCATGTTCAAATCTATGACTACCACCAGAACTTCCTTGTCTCCATATTACATCACCACAAGACATATCAAAGTAAGTATCTGAATTATTTGTATGGAACCTTGCAAAATTTCCAGTTGCATTATTTCCTACGTAAATATTACCAACTCCACTTACGCCAGCAATAACACTACCTGCAAAAGTTGCGGTACCACTTGTTGATATTTGAAGTTTTGCTTGAGCAGAATAAGATGATTGAGAACCATTAGCAGCATATCCAATGTTAAAACCGCTCTGGTTGTAACCAGTACCTACAAACCACTCATTATCATCACCGCCGCCGCTAGTAGTGACGTTATCTTTCATTTTTATTCCAACACCACGACCTTCATAACCAGCCATGTTTATTACAGCTGTCATAGCTGGTGCGCCACCACCATCTGTTGCGCTTACATTAAGAGTTGTTTCAAAAGTACCAGTACCTGCAAAAGTTGCAGCACCGGTTTCTGTTATACTAAATAAATTATTTGCATTTATAGCTGTTGTATTATGATTGATTCTAAATAGCTCTCCAGTGCTATCATTATCGGTATCAAAGTTTAATGCTAAAGAAGATCCTGCATTTATTATAGAATCATAAGTTGAACCATCTGATAAATTTAAAGTGCCACCTTGAACAGTTAGATTTCCTGCAAAAGTACCACTACCTGCAAAAGTTGCGGTACCAGCACTAGTAAGCTTCATTGCATAAGTACCATTTTCATTATAGATATACATTCCAGCAGCTGTACTATCAGATCCAATTTGCCAACCTTGAGTTCCAGTGTAATTAGAAAAATGTAAACCAGAGGCTGTTGTTGAGGTAAATCTTGTTGATTTTGTAGTAGCGCTAAAAGTTGCTATGTTATTTGCTGTATCTATTTCAAAAGCTTGAGCACTAGTGGCTTGGTTATAAATATAAAAATCATTATCGTTTTTCATACCTACATCCCACTTGTTAGCATTTCCATTTGTTCTTAAACGAAATGTACCATAGTTATCAGCCGCGGCATCTAAATTAAAAGCAACGCCACCAGCAGGGGTGTTGTATGTTGTTATCCCATTGTTTTCAACTGCTCCATCAATTTTAACATCTCCATCAAAAGTAGATAAACCACTAGAATTAACATTAAATATTGGAACACCTGAAACATCTGATACTGAGAATAAATCACCAGTTAAACTGTTTGTTACAGAGAATAGTTGACCTAAAGTACCTTGCACGTCTAACACGGTGCTACCAGACGCAGATGAGCTGTCAATAGTAACATTAGCGTTGGTATCTATAGAAAGTTGGTCTACACCACCCTTTTGTATTTTAAAATTATTAGCACCTGTACCTGCAAATACTCTATTTAATCTAAAATTATGGGTGCCATCACTATCTGAATCATTGTTAGCGGTTAAAACAGTTTCTTGATCAGTTTGGTCTATTTGTAATTTCTCACTAGCATTTCTACCTATGTTAAGAGTAGCTGAGCCAGCACCTGTGTATATATCAACGTTTCCTGTAAAAGTTGCAGCACCATCATGATCTATTTTTAATCTTTGTGCAAAATCAGTATCATCTCTAGTCCAAAACTCTAATTGACCATGCTTTTCAGATGCATCCGTCCAAACACTTCTTATTGATGAAGAGTATGCTGAACTCGTGCCAGAATAATATCCACCAAAATTAATTAAACCTTGAATATCATCATCAGCAGGTGCATTAGTTTGTTTAAAATATAATAAATCCATTTGAGCACCAGCGCTACCAGTATTTTTTGATTCTACTCTTATAGCGTCACCAGTACCGTCTAAATGTAATAGTGTTGTTGGAGATACTCCAATACCAATTTTATTATCTACTTTTAAGTTGTCAGCAATTCTTACATCTCCACCATCATTTTGAATCGCACCTCTAAATATAGCTGTGTTCTGAACATACATAGATGTACCGCTAGAAGCAGCGTAAAAATAATTTGCAGTAGTTACAACTTCACCTGTGTTCTGTATTCTTAAAGCTTGAGCTCCATCACTACCTCTATTTACAGCAAAAGCATTACCGGTATCTCCACTAGTACCACCAACTGTTAAGTCTCCACCAGTTGACACTTGCGCTGCAAAAGTTGCATTTTTAAAGAATTCTAAACTAGTTACGTTTCCTGCTGAGTTAGTAGCATTTGCTCTCATCCATATATCATGGCTTATAGCGCCAGATCCATCGTCTGTTTCTTTAGCAAATGTTAAATCATGACCACCAGCGTATAAAGCGTGTCTTGCACCTGAAACATCATTAATGACTAAACCTCCACCTCTGTCTCCTGTTCCAGCTATCAAATAATCTCTACTAGCTATAAAACCACCAGCTGCTGCGTTTTCTTTAGAAGTAAAGTTTACACCTTTAACTCTACCTGCAAAAGTTGAATTTGCTCCTATTTTTGTTTCATTTAACACACCACCCGCATAAAAATATTGGCCTACACCGCTAGCTCCATACAAAACAATATTCTCTGTTGCGTCAAGTGATAAATATGATTGCTGCGTGCTAGAAGTACCATCGTTATTATAAAAACTAAGCTTAGCGTTTCCAGCGTTTGTTTTCTTTAATCTTACTTCTGATGTTGCACTTTCACCAACTACTACTTTAGTAGGTGTGTTTATATCATCACCTGAAGTAATTTCACCTTCAAAAGTTGCGTTTTTATCTTTATCTAATCTTAAAACAAGTCTTGGTGTATTAGCAGAACTGTGATTTGTATAAAATTCTAAATAACCAGCGCCGTTATTACCCGTAACGTCTGTACCACCTTTTATACCAGCTCTTGTTGTTTTAATATAACTACTACCATCGTAATAATTATCTGAAAAATTTATTATAGATCCTTTCTGATCTGTATTAGCTTCTAAGTTATTGTATAAATCTAAGTGTGCATTTGCTGCGCTGAAAGTACCTTGTGCTGTGTGTGATGATGATTTAGTTGATGTTATTCTACCTGCAAAAGCTGTATTTGCACCTGATACTATAACAGCGTCTGTACTTGAACCAGTTCTTAAAACTATGTTACCTGCGTTATTATGTATATAAGCGTTTTCATTAGGCATCTCAATAGTTGAGGTCGATCCTGCTGGAACTATCCTAATATGATCTCTATCTGTTGTTGCAAATTTAGGACCAATTCTTACAATTCCTGGTATATGAAAAAAGTCTTGAGGAGTGGTATAAGCATTGGTATCATCACTACCACCATAGTTACCACTAGAATTTCTTATACCATAATTATTACTTACATTTTCTATAGCATATGTAGTACCTCCTAAAAATAATTGACCTCCAGTTACGGTTACATCACCTGCAAAAGTTGCAGCACCAGTTGATCTTGATATTCTTAATGCCTGCGTTGTAGTCCCGCTTGTTTCTCTGTTTAATGCAAAATCACCCTCTGTACCTCTGTGTAAAAATTCCCAACCATGCGTATCATTTGATTGCATTCTAAAACCAGGAGCTGTATCTGAATTTGCATAAGCTTGTATATAACCAGCCGTACTTGTTATATTTCCTGCAAAAGTAACAGCCTTTGTACTTGTGTCTGATGTTATAATAGAGTTTCCAGAATTATCTGCTAAAACAAAATCATGTCCTGCAGCTGCTGGGCGAATTTCGAACTTGCTGCTAGCGTTTGTGCCGTGTGAGCCTATTCTCCAAGTTTCCGTACCTCCTGGTTTAAATAACACGTGAGTGTTAACATCATAGCTACTATGTGCACTTTCAATAAATGCTAAACCTGCACCTCCACTATAACTTACACCTAATGAAACTGGATTTGCTGAATGATATAATTCTAAAGCTACAGTGTTAGTGGTTGTTGCAGACCCTATTCTAAGTTCGTTGGTTGCTTTACCACCACCACTACCACCTATGTAATAATCAGTGGTTGTACCACTTAAATTTATATAACCATCTACGTTTATATAACCATCAACATCTATAACGCCACTAGAGTTAACGTTTAATATAGGTATACCTGACACGTCTGAAACAGAAAATAAATCCCCAGTAAGACTATCTGTTACCGAAAACAATTGCCCTTGCGTTCCTTGTATATCAAGAACCGTATTTGAGCCGTCTACTATTAGACCTTTTTTTACTTTAAATTCATTTGCCATAATTACCTTTCATTTTCCGGGTTATATATTAAATCTTTGTTTATTCGCTTTTAAATCTTCTAAAACTTCTTCATCAGTAAACACTCTGTCATAAATACACACTCTTGGTATATCTCCTATCATGTAGTAGCCAGATCCTTCGACCTCACTACCTACTGTTATTTGTTCTGCAGCGTTACATTTACTAAAAGTGCCTGTGTTTTTAAGCACGCCATCTAGGTATATTTTTCCACTACCATTATTGTAAGTGTAAACTAGTTGATGATAGTTACCATCCCAAGCATTACTACCTTGTACAAAAGTATCAGTATAATTACCATCTTGCACACCTATATGTGTGTTACCACTATTTTTACCTATAAAAAATTCAGTACCTGAGCTACCTTCTTTACCTCCAAATATTGGAGTATACGTTCTACCCGTACTGCCATCAAACTTGTAATACGCTATCATTGTTAATTGATCACCTAAAGTTCCTCTAGTAAATGGAGTAAGTATATAGTCATCACCACCATCAAATGTAGGTTGAGCTGTAGAGTCAAAAGAAATGTACGATAAATCTATACTTGCTGTTTTTTTTAGATCTATTAAACCCTGTGTGTTTGATCTTGTTCCATTAACAAAGGGGGTTTTGTGTGATTTTAATTCTATTTGAATATTTGAAACATGTATAAAACTAGCTGTGCCTGACGTACCTCCGTTATACCAGACTGTAAAACCTACGTGACCAGATGGTTGACCAGCTGTACCAGCTGTACCTATTGTGCCTGTCCAATATATTTTTTCAGTTGTTTTTGTAGTTTTGTAATATCTTTCACTACCAGCCGAATAACCTAAGTAATTACCACCTGACTCAACTGTTTGCCCCATCATAACCCAACTAAAATCACCTGGGCTATTGTCTGGAATTTCAATAGTTGCACACATAGCTACGGTTTGTCCAGAAAAAGCATTTAAATTCCACGTAAACGACCTCCAACCTTGCCCAGAACCTGCTGAACCATTGAAGTTAGTTATACTAAATTTCATTTTTTTAGTTGCCGAGTCTAGTAACGTATGAGAACCAGCCCAACCACCTTGATTATCAGGTGTGTCAGTTACACGGTTAACGGTTGGTTCACCTGGGTAAAATCTAGTACCAAGTTGACCTTGTGTCACCCCATATGCAGTATCATATCCATATACTAATCCGTTGTTTATTGTTTTAGGTCCTGTATACATTATATATTAAATCTATTTTTATAAGCGTTGTAGTTTTGTAAAACTTCAGCTGCGTTTAATTCTTTATTATAACAACTAACGGCATATATTTGACCGTCAAAATCCATATCAGATCTATCTAATTGCCAATTACCAATTCTAAAAACATCCGCTACTAAGGCTCCAACAGTGTCTACAGAGTATGCTGTTGTTGCTTGAGCTACACCGTTTAAATATATTTTATGAGAAGCTGTTTGATGTTCGTCCCACGATGATATTGTCCATGTAACCATATGTATTTGATTTGATCCATGCGCTGAAGATAAGTGAATACCTCCTGGGTTCCAGTGATCACTTGCAAACTTACCACCGTATGAAATAAAAGCCATAGAGTCAGTACTATCTTGCTCATGCTGTGTTAGTATTGATTTAAACTGACCTGTTGAGTTCTCGTTAACTATAGCGCTAACACTGATAGCAAAGTTATCACCAGTAAACGGAGAGTTTATCGCACTGTTTAAATGCTCACCATTTCCACTAGTAAAATCCATACAAGCTATTCCATTTACAGATGTAAAGCTAGGTCTAGTTGATGAAGTAAAATCATATCCGTTACCAGTTAAATCATACACAGTATTTCCACTTCCTGGATATGATCTAGTAGAACTCATATCCACAGCAAAAACTAACCCATTTGTTACATAGTTTGGTCCTAGTGATGTTGCCATATTATTCTTTTATTTCATTTGTAGTCCACTTATCTGTAGCTAATAAAGCTAATATTTCTTCGTGGTTATATTCTGTATAATCTGTGCTATACACACTAGGTCTTCCGTAAGTACCAGCTTTTACAGTATTAGTTTTTTCTTCTTCAGTTTCTAAATCAACATATGTTTCAACAACATCTTTTTCTATTATATTAACTTCATATTTTACAAATGTTTTTTTACCGTCAATTGACTTTCTTAGTGATTCTTTATTAGATTGATGAACCTGATTAAAATCTATATCATCTATTTTTTCTATTGGTAATACTAACCACCTTCTGTTTTTAAATCTGCTCATAATTATAAATTAAATCTGTTTTTATATGCTTTATAGTTTTGCATTACTTCATCTGCCGTTAATGCTCTAGAATATACTTTTGTTATTGGTATACTTCCATCAACTGCTTCACCGTTAACGTCAAACCTCGAACCTGTCATAAACCTAGATCCATTTGGAAAAGTAGCATTGCTATGCGTAGCTGTATACTGTTGAGTACCATTTACATATATTCTAACTACACCGGTGTTTGTAAATGTGTAGACTAAATGATTAAACTTGGTTGTATCTATTGTAAGTCCACTTGGCACTATCCAAGAACCAATACCACTGTTGGCAAATATATATAATAATTGACCGTCTGTTCCTATTGCGAGATCAGGATTATGAAATGTACTACCAGCTGTTCCACTAAACCACCTGTCGTGAGATGCTAAACCAACAGCTTTTACAACACCTTCATAGGTTAAAGACGTGTAAGAACTTAAATTAACACCCGTGCTTGATACTATACGATCATCTGTGCCGTCAAAATCAGGCTGACCAGTTGAATCAAATGATACGTTTGATACATCAACATTAACTGTTCTTTTTAAATCTATCAAACTAGTAGTTGCAGATCTTGTTCCGTTTACAAAAGGAGTTACACTACCCTGCTGCTCGACTTGATACCCATCAAACCATAATATGTCCCCAGCGGCGTAAGTGTCTGGTCCATCAATTCTAGCTTGAACATAAGCAGTGTTTGATTGGTTAAACGTTCTAGTTATTGATATTCTTTGCCAGTCTGTACCTATATTTACAGTACTAGCATCAGCCGCGGTATAAGCTCCGCTAGAATTAGCTTCAAATATAAATATCGAAGCAGCTGTTGCTCTATTAGCTTTAACATATACAGAGGCAGTCCATGTTTGACCTGATGCAGCAGATGCTAAGTTATAAGTACTATTGTTGTAAGTAGCCATGTAAGGATCAGCACCTGTAGGTGTCATTTTATATGCAATTCCTCCTAATGGTGAAGATACAGATGTATCTCTTTCTTGGTTTAATCTAACTGAGGTTGCTTGCGGTAATTGAGCATATATGTCTAAAGGGTGTGGGTGCACATTTATTGTGGGTTTACCAGGATAAAATCTAGTTGACGTATTATTGTCAGAAACACCGTAACCAGAATCATACCCAAACACTAAACCATCTTTTACTATATTTGTTCCTCTTGCTATTCCCATTATATTGCTCTTATTAAAGATTTAACACTCCAGTCGTTTGATGTTGTGGTTGCTATTAATCTCATGTATATACCTGATATATCTATACTTAATGTTACATCCGACGTGTCACCTAAGTCCACTGTTGATGTTTCTGCATATTCTACGTTTGTTCCATCGTGGCAAGCTGTTACAATACCTGCTCTAACATTAGTACCTTTTTTAATTACATAATCAAAGAAAGCAGCTGTGTGTGTACCATGCACTACAGACGCTACTGCTTCAGCTGCAGAAGAATCTACATCTGTATTTTGCTCATACTTTATTAAACCATTTGTGTTTACATTTATACTACCTGCAAAATTTGCGCCACCTGTGTGTGTAAAACTTATTTTAGGAGTTGTGTTGGCATTATGATAAAAATTTAATAATGTACTTGCACCACCTATGGCACCTATATCCCAATAACTTGATGCACCCGTGTTATCTATAATTCTTAATGCAGAAAATAAATTAGCAGATACAGTTGTACTATAAGCGTTTATTGTTGCGGCGGTAAAACCAGATATACTAGCACCACCTAAGGCATTAATTTTTCCTGCAAAAGTTGCAGCATTATTACCATCTAATCTTAATGCTGTGCTTACATTAGTGCCATCCCATGTTTTAAATGATAAACTATAATTATTTGTTTCACCCTCAACTATTCTAGCATCACCATTTGCCCAATCGAGCATACCACCTGATGGTAGGTTATATTCTGCTGCCGTAACGTGTCTTGCGAAAGTGGCGTTGCCACCACTTAATTTAAAATCAGGAGAAGTCCACCAAGAACTTTGATTTGTTCTTGTAATCGTAAATTCTCCATCATATGAGTATAAACCATATTCACTTGCAACATATGCATCAGCTCCAGATCCACCTGCGGCTCCTCTTAAAATTATAATTGAATCAGCACCGCCTTTGATATCAAGTTTGGTTCCTACACTTCCATGAGAAGCATTAGCAGCAGCTCCACCTATTCCAACATTAGAACCGTTAACTCGCAGAGTACCTGCAAAAGTTGCGTTACCAGCAGATGTTAAAGTTAAAGGCGTCGTGCTATCAGCTGTATTTTCAAATTTAAACCCTTCGCCAGCTGTTCCACTTGTAGCGTGCCATTCACCAAATTTTCTTAGTTGACCAGCAAAATAAAGATTATTCGCGGTCCATAAACCAGGTTCATTAACCCAAGCTCTTCTAGTTCCATCTGTAGCCCATGATACTTGTTCTTTATTGTTAGTTGCATCATAATCTTCAAGATACATTCCATTGCCATCATGTGAAGTAAAATTATAAGCCGGTGTAGTTGCACTTCCGTCTAGAGCTTTTATAGTTCCTGCAAATGTTGCAGCATCTGTAGCAACCGTTAATTTTACTGTGCTGTCAACTACAACGTGATGACCCTCTAAAAGTGCTGAAGTATCTAGTTCCATTGAACCACCTGATACAGGTGCTGGTTCTGAGGTTAGTGGTGAAGTATGATTTGTATTAAATGTTACGGAACCTTGTTGTGTTAATCTAAGAGTTAATTGCGAGTATTGAGTGGTTCTAACGTAAACTTTATAATCTTGGTAACTTGTATTACCCGTACTTGTTTGTATAACTCTAACACCTGCTTTATTTGCACTATTTGTAGCAGCATCGTTGTGATGAACATCTACAGTACCATTTATTTCTACATTTGAACCAGAACCCGCTTCTCTAACTTGTATTGCAATATCTAATTTTTGAGAAGCAAAATTTTCTACATGATTTAAAATAGCTCCTCTAATATGTAAACCACCATTGTGACTATTTATGTTTGCAATGTGATACCATTTATTACCTGAAAAATTACCCTCATCTTCTATCTCAAAGGTGTAGTTATCTCCACTGGCATCAATTGAGGTATATCTACTATCGTGATTATGCGAAGCAACACCAGTTGTAACACTACCATTTGCCATTAAATATTGTGCTGATGTGCCACCAGATTTTATAAATGATCCAGCAGTTAAACTACCTGTAAAAGTTGTTCCTCTTGATCCTGGAACAAATTTAAATCCGCCTGAACCACTTGATCCAGTAATTACTAAGTCTTTAGCTGTATCTAATTGAAATTGAAATGTTTGAGCCCTTGTGGAATTAGAGTTTCTTAAAAGTAATAAATCTGCAGTGCCACTATCTCCACCGTCTTCAGAAACTTCTAATTTGTATGTACCTAAATTTCCAATTCCTACATTACCTGCAAAAGTTGCGTTTTGAGATGAATCCAGCGTTAGAGCAATTGCTCCGCCTGAATTAAGAAGCATTTGGCTATTAGCATGTCCGGCATTAAGGGTTAAATCATCTGCACCAGCATCATACCATATTCCACCATTGTAATCTGAAAATTTAAATCCACTTGTATAATCACCGTCGTAATATGTCTGTATTTTATGATAGGTGGGACCACCCGAAAAAGTTGCAATATTATCTCCGCTTAAAGTAAGCACTGTAGCCATAGTACCAGTGTTACTTGTTCCAAATTTTAAATTACTTGTGTTGTTTGCGCCGTTTGTTTCTGCAACTATTTTAGAAAGTGTTGTGTCGGCATTGTTACCAAAGAATATGGTACCTATTGTGTCTGTAGAATTATTGTTTGCGTGTTTTAAATATAATGTAGCACCATCAGCAGCAGCACCATCTGACGTGTGTCGTATGTAGTCGTGCTGAGCTTCAAACATTACTTGACTATCAGCAGTGTTTGTAAATACAAAACCATTTTCAGTTGCGCCAGTTGTAGCTTGCCATATACCACTATAGTTTCTTACCGAATTACCGGAACTTAAATATACGTTTCCAATAGCGTTTACACCATTTGCATCTATATAAAACCTTTCATTTCCATCTACTGCAAATGCTATTCTGTCGTTTGAGGAGTGGGCACGCGCGTACATACCAGTATCGGTTCTGCCTATAAAACTGTATGAAGGTGACGAGCTAGACCCGTCAACCGAAAGTATGCCGTTTAAAAACTTTTGCGCCATGTGAGAATTTTATTTTATTATCCTATCTTAGTGATAAGAACTCTTATTGCATTGTTAGCTGGTGCAGATGCAAATGTTATCGTGACAAGTCCATCAGCTCCTCTTGCTACATCAGCCATAGCTGTAAGCCCAGATGATACTTCGATTAATTGAACCATAAACTGTGTACTGTCGTTTCCTATTGCCGCAGAAAGATTTTTATCAGCACCACTTACAGTTACTCCATGTTTCTTTAAATTTATTGCTACTGCTGATGCATTACCTATAAGAGTTGTAAATTGTCTATCTGTTGTATCGGTTGTTAAAGCTATAGTACCTGAATTATCTGGTAAAGTAACAGTTCTATCAGCAGTTGGTTCACCACCTGAAAGCTTTATTTGATGTGCATCATCAGCTGTAGTACCTTCAAACTCTATAGTATTGTTTTCTACAATTTTTACAGTTTCATTTTTTGTTATCGTAGTACCTGTTACAACTAAATTACCAGGAATAGTAATTGTAGTTCCACTAGCTCCCATTGTAAGAGTGTTAGCACCAACAGTATCAAATATTGTTTTATTACCTGCTGTTAAATCTAAGTCAGTAAGAGCAGTTAAAGCAGTTATTGTACCTCCTAAAGATACATCTGTTCCACCTATTGTTATACCATCATTTGCTAAATGAACGTTGTCTACAGATCCGTTGGTTATATGCTCTGAGTTAATTGCATCATCAGCAATCTTAGTACCATCAACAGCATCAGCTTTTAAAGCATCGTTATCTACTGAGCCAACAGCATAATGTTCCGTGTCAAGGCTATCAGCGGCAATGTGTTCGCTATCAACAGCATCATCAGCAATTTTAGTTCCATCTACCGCGTCTGCAGTTATATTTGCAGTATCTATAGTACCAGCTATAGGTACGCCAGACGCACTTACTTTAAAAACAGTGTTATTTGCTTGATGTGCTAGTTTAGCCAACGTAACACCATCATCTGCTATTTTAGCAGTTGTAACGTTAGAATCAGTAATCTTAATCGTTGTTACGGCATCATCTGCTAGTTTAGCTGTAACAACTCCAGCATCTTTTATTCTAACAGCACCAGCGCCAGTTGAAGCACTTAGTTCAATTGTTGAATTATCAACCGTTACTTCAATCTCATCTGCATTAGCTGTTATACCATCACCACCAACAACTGTTAGCGTTTGCGTGTGTTCTCCACCTGTTGTATCTACAGTACCAGTTAAACCGTCTCCAGCTGTAATGTTGACCCTAGATATATCACCACCTAGATCAACCCAGATGGATCCGTTATATACTTTAGCTGAATCTGTTCCAGTATCATATATTATTTTACCCTCTACGTTAGATGCAGAGCTTTCTGTTGTTTTGTGGAGTATTGCGTTTTGCAGCTCCGATACACTTCTTAAGTCTAAGTGATTTAAAATAGGTATTGCCATTGTTTTTAGTTTAAGTATGCGTAGCCACTTTCATCAGCTGCTAAGTTTATTGTTAAGTTATTTTCGTCAGTATATACTACCCCAGCAAAAGCACCTACATTAGTATAAACACTATCAGAACTTGAAAATTTTATACTAACACTAGGGAATTTACCTAGGTTATGATTTATGTCCCATGATGAGGATGCTGTATTTTGATGATGTGCAAATGTTAAATCGCCACCACTCTCAGTAAATATATCTATACCATATATTTTTTGATCTGCAACTGAACCGTTATTGGTTTTAGCTGTTAGTGCTAAGTTATAAAAATTACTATTAGTATCTACTTGTAAGCTATCAACCTTGTAAACTCCAAAGTTGTTTCTATTGGCTATATCATAAATGATTATGTTTTTACCACCTAATAGCCCTAAGGCATTATTTATAGCTATACTAGTTTTGTTATAGTTATATTTACTTACTTTAATATTTGTTACGTTTGCGAACGTAGCTCCACTTGACAAAGTAAAGTTCATATCACCAGCAAGTCTATTAGTTTGCTTGTATCTAAAAGTAAAGCTACTACTATTACCTGAAGAGTTTGATTCTGCTAGAAAAGAAGATAAATCGTTTACAACGAAATTTCTAGTACCTCCACCACTGTCAGTACCTAACAGCTTGTCGCCTGTCGTTATATTGCTATCTTGCTCATATGTACTTATTCTAGCCATTTACGTTATTTTTTAAACATGCTTGTAGCTTTCTCAGTCGTTCGACCGCCAAAATAAGCTAAAACAACTGCCATCATTACTTTTTCAAAAGTATCGTTCCAAGTACTACCTATGTTAAAAGGTATTGAATCTACACTATCTAATATTCCTGCTAGAGAGAATATAACAATACACCACACTAGTACTAGCGGGCGTACGTTTTTAGATAGCCACGAATCTGAAATTGAATCTGCTTGCCATCTTGATGTTATAGACTCTATCTCTTTATTTTGTTGTTCGTATATTATTTGTTGTAACTTTATCTTATCTTCGTTGCTTACACCTGATTTACCTATCTCAGCTATTGCATCTGCAGGAGATGTAACACCTTTTAAAATATTTCCGAGAGTTGGATTTATCATAGAAGCAGCTCCAAACAAAAGTTTACCAACTGTACTTTCTGAAAATTTCTTCTTAGACATATTTTTTTATTTACATGAAACCTGAAGCACCACCACTATAATCAGGAGCACTTGATTTCTTGGTTTTCTTATTATTTTGTTTTTGCTCTTTTGCAACAGCTTTATCGTATCTTTTTCTAATTCTTTTAGATTTTCTTTGTTTCTTTGCTGTAGAGAAATTATCATTACTTAAAACAGCTTCGCCTTTAGATCTTAACTTTTGTGATTTAGTTTGTTTTGCAGGTTTAGACTCTACAGCTTGTACTGGCTTTTTAATTTCTACATTAGCCGTAGGTTTAGCAGCACTAGCTTGTATGCTTGCTGGTTTAATAGCAGAAACAGCTTCTACTTTTTTTCTAGGCTTAGATGCTCCACTTGCGTCCCATTTACCTGTTTTCTTAAAATTAGCTGTTTGTCTTTTAGCTTCAGTAATATACTCGTCTTTAGACATATTAGCATATTGCTTAGTTTTTTTAGCTTTATTGTAAGCCATATCATAACTAACTTTAGGACCATGAATAGTACCTTTACCGTCTTTTATAGAATAAGGTGTCATTGATAGATCTTTTTTCTGAGATGGTTTAGCTGGCTTGTCACTACTAGCTGGCTTGTCACTACCACCAAATACTTTTTTAGCAAAATAACCAGCTGCAGCTCCTAAAATACCAGTTCCTATAGGACCTAGTAGTTTAGCAGGTGAAGACGGTGCTTCCATATTAACTTGTGGTTGCTGTGTTACTTTTCCACCATCTAGTTTTGACTCAGATATCTTGTGGAATAAGTTGTCTGATGTTTTGTTTAATTTGAATTTACCCATTATTTCTTATATTTGTTTAGTTTAAAAGGTGTAGGTGCTTTGCTTCTACCATATTTTGGACCTGTTGTTAATTTAAAATCTTTAAGCTCTTGAAGTCTTTCTTCCATACCGCTAAATGGATTAGCGTTTGTAGATTGACTACCAGTAAGACTGCTTAATTTTTTTGTTCCTTCAGGTGCTATAGTAAAATCTTGCCCTTCAGTTCCTTTACTCATTTCTTTACGGTAACCTACTTTTTCACCGCTTCTCCAAGCGTTTCTACCTTGAGTTAGTTGATCATTAGAGTTACGCGACATATTTTGAGCCGCGTCAGCAGCCTCACTTAATATTTCAGATTTTTCGTTTTGATATGCTTCTTTTGCTGCTTTGCCTTTTGCTCTACCATCTTTAGTAAATAACCTACTGAATACAGTACCATCATTAGCTTTTTTTACTCTTTTAGCAGCTTTTATAGCTCTATTAGCAGACTGCTTATTATATTTAAATTGATTTCTACCTTCAGCAGCTGTGAAAGGATCTGTTTCGTCTCCAGGAGTTCCAGGTTGAGGTATAGGTGTAGTTTCATAACTAACCTCTTCACCACCTTCTTGAGCTGGTTCATAACCTTCTCTTAGTCCTTGGTTTTGTTCTGATTCTTTAATTTCATCATCACTCATTTTACTGTAAGCAACACATCTTGGGTCACTCCATGGAACTTCTATACCACATCTATTTTTAGATGCTTTAACTACTTTACCTGCGTTACCACTGTAATCAGGCGTAGTTGTTGTGTTTTCGGTAACATTAACTAACTGATTTTCGTCATTAGCCATTTGGCCTAAGTCCCTACTAGATGTAGTAACCCCATCTGGTAACTTATCTTTTTTTAATGGAGTACCGCTTCTTAGTTTGAAAGGAGTTCCAGTTGCTTTTCTTAACATGTTTATATTTTTTTAATTATTCTACTCTTCAGTATCAGTGTTAGTTGTACCCGTACCTGTCATATTAACAGTAAGGTTTTTGCTTTCGTCATTCTTGTCATCTTTCTTTTTGCTCTTGTCTATAATAGGTAATGGTCTTTTTTTATCACCACCTTCAGCATCAAAACCTGACTGCAAGCCGTTTCTAAGTGTAGGAACTGAGTTTAAGAACATATTTGAATTTTGTGCATATATACTTTTTAGCGGAGTAGCTGATTCAGCCATCTTTCTTTTTTGATATATGTTATACGGTGTGTAATCTTGTTTACTCATAATTTATTTTTTAACTGGTTTATGAACTGCATGTGCTTCAGACTCCCACTCTAAGTTATGAGCACCTTCAGCCATAGTTTCTCTAGAATATACTTTCATAGGTGATTTAGTGTCTTTTTTCCAATAAACATTTTTATTGTCATAACCTAATCTATTTTGACCCATTTGGTCGTGATGTATATCTTCGTGTTTTTTACACTCTATTCTATCTTTAGCTGACAATGACTTATCTATGAATGTAGTACCATCCATGTTAGCTTCAGCTTTTATCTCACCTTCTAAATCTTTTAGAAACACAGGGTTACTATAGGTTGTTGTAACAGGATCTAGCCCTAATAGGCTATTGACATCATTTGGTTGCTTGTAGGCCATTAGTAGCTACAGTTTTTCTTTTTTAACGGTGTAGCGGACTTTTCTTTATTCTCCATAACTGCTTTAGCGAAATTTTCAGGTAAATTACCATTAATCGCTTGACTTTCTAGCTTATCGTTAAATTTAGCTGCACTATCTTCGCAACCACAGTTTGGTATTCCACAGCAGTCGCTGCCTGCCATTTTTGACATACCTAAGTTATTTGGACCTATTCCTTTCATAATTACCTGTTTTTATCTTTTATCATATCGTTTATAGATTTATTATAAACTTTATCTGTATATGATTTGTTTTTGTAAAACTTACTTCTCTCTGAAGTAGGTAGATCCTCTTCAGCTAGTAGTATTCTATATATTCTAGTTATTAATTGACTGCATTTAAATGAGGTTTTGTAAATAGCATATTTTTGTGTAGTTCTATTTCTTTCCCTCCAAACATCTATCCAACCATCTCTTCTAAGCCTCTCCCATCTGTTTTTATCCCAAGAATAAGTATAAACGCCCTCTATGAAATCATTACGTGTAAATCGCGATTTGCAATCTAAATATATAAGTAATTCTAAATCGGCATCTTTTAGGCTATAAGTTTTACAGGCCCATTTTCTAACGAGCCTGTAATACTTTAATAAATTTAATTCCCTTAAGTCCGAAGCAGCTAGTCTCATTCAATCAAAACTACATCACCAACTTGTATAACCTTGTACACATTATCTTTAACCTGTATACTGTGACCAGCATGTCTATCGTAGCACACTATATCACCTTCTCTTACACCTTTGACTAGATTCCCAATGGAAAGTATCCTAGCTTTAATATACCTGTTCTCTGTGTCTGTTTTATCTGTCAATATAAGTCCAGCTACTTTTTTTTGCTCAACTTTTATATTTTCTACTACTATATAATAATTAACTGCTTGCATTTTCGATCCTTACGTTAGAGATTACACAATCTGCAGATATTATAGTAGAAGCTACTGATATTGCATTTTTTAAAGCTGACTTAGTTACTAGTACTGGGTCAATTATACCTTTTTCAACCATATTAACACAGTTGCCAGTGGTTACATCTATTCCGTAACCAGTAACAACGCCTTTTACTACGTTGTTTTTTATACCTGCATTGTCTAATATAGTGTAAAATGGAGATAATATTGATTTTAACAGTATTTCTTCACCTAAGTTGCTTGGTTCAATGTTTTTTGCTGCATCAAACAGCGCTACTCCACCGCCCGGGACTATTCCTTCTTTCAAGGCGGCTTTCACAGCGTATATAGAGTCTTCAACTCTATCTTTTTTCTCTTTCAGCTCAACAGCTGAATCAGCACCGACCTTGACTATACCAACTGAACCACTTAACATGGCTAATCTTTGCTCTAATCTACGTTTAATGTACTGGTTTTTTTCTTTTTTTATGCTTTTGTGCACATCCTTGATCCTTTCTTCTAAATCTAAGCCTAAATCCAATGTGGTTAGTACTGTTGTTTTATCATCTGTGACCGATTTTTGCACTTCACCTAAACAATCAACGGTTATAAGGTCTAAATCATCACCTAGGTTTTCGTCCATTATAGTAGCACCTGTTAAAAATGCTAAATCTTCAAGCGTACTTTGCTTTGTTGGCCCAAATCCTGGTGGATCTATAAAGTTTACTTTAATATTACCTTTAACTTTATTCATTAGTAACGTAGATGATACCTGTGTATCAACTTCAGCTACTATAAGTAGTGATCTTTTATGCTTTATAACATGTTCTAGTATAGGTTGTATCTTTCTTACGTTAGGTATTTCCGATGCAACTATTAAAACCATTGGTTTGTCAAGAACAATTCTTTGTTTGTCTCTATCAGTAATAAGATGCTGTGATTTTAAACCAGACTCTAATTGAACTCCATCAACAATCTCAACGTATGTTCTATCATCTTCTGATTCTTCCATTAGTACAACACCTGATTCACCTACTTTTTCATAAGCTTCAGATATTATAGCTCCTAGTGTAGCATCATTGTTACATGATATAGCTGCTACATCTTTTAACATTTCACCTTTTACTTCTATAGATACACTATCTAAGTAATCATTTACTTTTTTAGCACAAGAAGCAATACCAAGCTTTATATCTCTTACAGATCCTACGGCTGACGATGCTTCTTTTAGTAGTGATTCAGCAAGTACGGTAGCTGTAGTAGTACCGTCACCTGCTTCTTTCACTGTGTTTTTAGCAGCTTCCTTAATAAGTGTTGCTCCTATGTTTTCGACCGGGTCCATTAAGACTACGCTTTCCGCAACGGTTACACCATCTTTTGTTATCACCGGTCTTCCACGAGCATCTTCGTAAATTACACACTTACCTGAAGCTCCTAACGTAGACTTCACTGCTTTAGCTAGTTTGTCTACACCATTTATTACTTTTTGTTTAGCATCATCACCAAAGGATAGTTCCTTTACTAACTCGCTAGGGTTATTATATTCCATTAGATTAAATTGTATTAAGTATTATTTAAATGTTTTAATTACTTTAGGTCCTTTTAAAAACTCTAGCTTTTTACTGTAGTGATCGATGCTTCCATCAATTGCTTGTTCAGCTCCTTCTAAGGTTTCTCTACGAGTAACATCGTTCCATTGTTCTGAATCGACATCCTTGTATTCTGTTTGGTAAAATCCATTAGGTAATTGTACAATCCTCCAGTTCTTTTTGGCTGCGAGGTGTTTCCAAAGTTCTATTTGGTCTTCGGTTACTTGTGGTTGACTATTCCACGTGTTAGTCTTGTAATAAAAATACGTCATTATATGGTATTTAGGTTGTGGCAAAATTGCCGGGTACGCTGTCTTTAAGCGTTTCTTTCTTTACTTGTGTCTCTGTTCTGAGATATTGACTGGTATATTGTTTTACCAGCGACTCCATTTACGTGATGAATATCTCTAGTTGAGGTTTGGCCGATTGACTGGTTTTGGGATCTCATAGCTGTACGTCTAGGCGTCATAGCCATTGCTTTGTCTCTTTCTCTCTTATCTTTTAAAGCAGTAGGGGATAATCCTTGTGAGTTTCCTGGTTCTTTCTTTGCCATATCACTATAATCACATAGTTTTAAGAAGTTTTAAAGTGTGACACTAGATAGTTACTTATATATACTTATAGGCTATTGTCATACTTTTTGAAAAGTATTAGATAATTAGAGGTACTGCGTATCCCCCCTCCCCCCGGCCACTCGCACTAAAACCAAAGTCAAAAGTTTTTCACCAGCCCCGCCTACAATCCCCGATTCCCACCGTATATGCAGCCTCCACCTAACCCGCCACAGCTCACCTCGCTCGTCCTGTCCTAACATTCCACGTATTTCACTACATCGTGACACATTGTCATGACACTGATATGACATAATGACATGACACATAAACTAATGTGAACTAGACATATTGACATAGTGCGCAGTGACATACTGTCATATTCTACTACTAAACAATTCATATACTTTTTACATACATAATACGATTGTAAATGGATAATATCTATGTAACAAATAAATAATAATAATAACTAAATAATTCTTACAACTATGAGTAACTTAATTTCAAAAAGATTCGTCATCAGACAATCACTAATCGGTAAAAATCAAACAATCACTGTTAACTTCAAATCAGGTAAGTCAGTCACTTACAATCATGATAAAGTATATGAAGTAATGAAGTCAAAACTAGAAACTATGAACTGTTTCTTAAAGTACAAATCTTACACTTCTTCCACTAGTGTTCCAGTAATCGCAAGAGAGATAGTCGAAGTACAGTAAACTATCAATAAACTTTATGTTCCACTTGTCTCTATAAGTATAAAAATGTTAACAAGTAATGGTGACTCACCGAACCAGAATAGTACACAAACTGGTGAGATCAATGTAGTAATGGTTTATGTGAGTTCGATTCTCACACTACAACTAATAAAATAAATAAATAAACTATGAGAAAATTTCATCACAATAAGATAATGAATATAGTAATAGGAGTGTGGGTATACTCACAAGTAGGATTAGTAATCTTTGGTTCTATCGCTCTAATAATAGATATGATACAAAATGGTTCACCAACAAGCTTTGGAATATATGGATAATCAAGATTTCATAACTATGTATAGATCAGGTGAAATCACACTTGAAACATTACTTGAATTGTTAGGTGGTTATGTTTAATTACAAACTAAATACGATCACTAATGGATAATAATAATAACTAATAAATAATAATATGCAATGGATTTTAACTTGCGATAACGGTAAAGAAATAGATATGTCTTACTATATCGGTCAACAAATGGAAAATAAAATAACTAGACAAGATGTTCTTAACAGAATAGAGTTCTATAAATTAACTAATAAAAAATAATAATATGTATAATCAATCAGCTTTAATTAGAATAGCTAATAAACTATTCCCAGAAAAAAATGTGTTTAACCTTACTAACAAAGAACAGTCAGAAGTTCTAAAAGTATATGACAAATTCGGTTACTAATATGAAACAATATAACGATTACCCTCAAGAACAGATCGACGCTAAACTTAAACAAGTTGAAGAGTTCGAAGCTAAATATGGTACTAATAATACTGTAAGTAAAGCGTGGCGTAAATGGTGTACTAATCACGAATATCGCAAGCGAGAGTGGCAGTTCAGACAAGCAACCGCGGCAAATATTAAACTTAATGTTGACTACAGATGAAAAGAAAGCACTCACATCACAAGATAATTAAGATCTCACGAGCTCAAATTGAAGCCGTAGAAAGACAATACTGGTCAAGGTATAATAATAGTAACTTAGAATCTATGTTATTACAAACCAAATACGAATAGTAATGGATAATATAATAAATATACAATATGAAATCAATTAAATTTATCAACTCATCAACAATTAAACTAAATAATATAACTTATAAAGGTTATAGTATTAGTAATCTACCTAAAAAGTTTGCCTTCATATACAATGAAGATAACGACAACGAAGGTATAACAGAATGGTTTAACTATCAAGGTTTAACTTATGTACCCAAGTAATATGAAAGAACTGTGTGAATACTCTAAAAATCAGAGAAAGTTACAAGGTAGCGAACACAGGCGAAAGCATTCTCATTATACTATGCACTCAGGTTTAACTGATAGCGAATGGAATAGAGTTAAAACAGGTCAGAAATCTACGTTTTCTAAAGCTAGAAAGTTCACACACAACAAAATGTGGCGTGATACACATAAGAAATTTGACACTAGTCAGTTAATACTAATAAGAAAAACATTATGAAACTAATAAAAATTACAAAAAGTGGAGCTCTACATTTTAGATTGAGCGATGGAAGATTAGGTGCTTGTTACGAAAGTGGTTATGTAAGAGTCCAAACTAAAGGTAGAAACATGTATCATGGTAGAAAAACTATGTATCAAATTAACAAACTAGTAAAGGTAACAACGCCAGATTACTACAAAGGATTTATAGGTACAAACTACTTCTACAAAAGAGATATAATATGTAAATGTGTAGACAGAGTACAACACTTACTAAACTTTAATAATAATAACTGTATATAATGAGTAAAATGAAAGAACTAGATACGATAGCACAAGGTGTAGCGGATCATATGATGGAAATAATAGAAGATAGTGTAGATTGGCAGATGTCTGAAGTAGAACTTGAAGGTGATGCCTACAATGAAGCTAAACAGTATGTAATCAACGTAGCGTTAAACAAATTATTACAAACGTAATACGAATGAGTTTGGATAATATAACTGTAACAAATAAAAATATAAATTATGTATTGTAAATGCGGAGATAAAGTACACCCAGTAAGATTAACATTAGGTTATAAAACATGTATGCCTTGTAGTACAACACAAACATACTCTTACGTACCTATTATCGAGCACAAAACAGGTAATACAATACAAATAGTAAGTCAAGAAGTAAGTGCATCAGTGCACAGAGCTTGGCGTAGAAAATAATGTCAGGCGAGTACTTCACAGAAAAACTAACGATGACTAATAACTAGGTATGGATGCAACAGGTGTTATTAAATTAAACAGAGTTCATTACTACGACGGTATTAAGGTTCGATTCCTTAACTAGTTACTAAGGGGGTGATAAGGTCAGAGACGACCGCGGCGACACGTATAAATGAACTTAATTGCATCGATACGCTAGCAAAGGTGTCTAACGGCGGTTCGATTCCGCCCACCTCCACTAAACATTGCGCGGTAGAGCAGATGGTTAGCTCGCGAGTCTCATAAACTCGAGGTCGAAGGTTCGAATCCTTCCTGCGCACCTAACATTTACAAACATAATACGAATGGTTGTGGATAATATAATAAACAATTAAATATAATAATAATATGAGTAAACTTAAAACCGTCTACGACAATCTATTGCCCGACGTTAAAACAAAATTACAAGCTAGTGCTAGAAAGTATAGTACTGCTAAAAGACTAAAGTATGTATTAATGTCTAAATTCTCATGGTCTGACTTAACTATCAATGAAATGAGAGATCTTCTTACATATACTGACACAGATTCATTTAGACTAGAGTGGAATAGCTTTATGTATGGCGATAAACTTGTTAAGTAATGAGCGATTCAGTAAAAAAATACTACGAAATGGTAGACGAAGGTATAATAGAACCAAGACAAATGCCTATTAAGATAGATGATAAAATATATATTACTGCGTTAGAAGATAAACTACAGGATATAGCTTGGTCATTAAAAGAATACTATGGTAATATGTCAGACAAAGATTACTTAATAAACAAAATAGATAAAATAATAAATAAAGAAATATGAGTAAATTTATAACAGATGAGTTAATCGAAGAAAGATTAATCAAAAAAGGTTACGGTGAAGTTGATTCACACGATGAAGAACATATTAAAGCTATGGTATGTAAACACTACGATTTAGAAATAACAGATGACTGGTGTAATGAGTGCGATCACTTTATATATGAAGAAACTACAGCAGACGGTTATGGTGTGTGGGTTAGTACATATGACACTAGCAAGATAAGCGTTAATGAGCATGTGTTCTATTATGATAGTGATCTTGCAGGTGAATTTAAACAAGCGGTATACGACGCTGATCATGGTGATGCTAAAATATATGTAGATGATATACATGACGACAACTATTGGTTGCAAGATGCTATTAGAGATTTATATATAGAACTAGTAGAATTCTATACTGAAAAGGTTAAAGAAGAACTACTTGACGAAGGCTATGAAGACTTACCTACAGACGAACAAACTTCAGTAGATTTGTTAAACTTATTAGCAAACAACGAATAGTATGGCAACAAGAAATATAAAACTAACAGAAAACGACTGCACTTTTGTACATTATGTATTAAGAATGTACGCACAACAAACACCTGGAATGGATGCAGATGACAAGGCAGAAATAAGAGAAGTCGCAGCTAAATTTAAATAATATGAGTACAAGAAACGTAACTATGGTAGTCCATAGATCAGAATCTAGCAAATATGTAGATGGTTTTGCTATACACCCTAGCGAGGTCAGTGACAAAAGCTATGTAAATATGTATTTACATCACGACGGTTACCCTGAATACCAAGGTGTACAGCTAGCTAAATGGGTTAAACACATGCAAGACGTTAAAGGTTTTACTAACTTTGGTGATGCTTCAAGAATTGCAGCTCACTTAGTTAAAGACTTTCATTACAATAGTCAATACCTATATCCTAGTGTAGATAATATAGATCATCACTATACTTATATTATGTGGGTAGGTAAGCCAGACGTTTACATAAGTTGTTGGAATAACCATGAAAACTCGTGTGTTTTTGTAAACAAAGTACAGTCTGTTATAGATAAATGGACTAATGATGGCTTTGAATACACTGATTGGAGTAAAAACCCCTTAGACCCATGTTTAAAACAGAATTCGCTAGACCAATAATCAAGAAAACGTTACAAACTAAATACGAACACAGTTGGATAATATAAATATGACAGACAAACAAATTGAACAAATGGCTATGAGAGTAGCACAATTAGTGCTAGATGGCTTATCGGAGATAGAGTTTCAAGAAGCAATACCTCAAATAAGTCAAGAAGAAGAGCTGTTAGCTGAACTAGCTACTCTTATGACACAATTAGACTTTAACTTACAAAAAGAAAACTATAGTCAGTGTGAAAAAATAAAAAACAAAATCTACGTAGTAGAAAATAAACTAAATAAATTTAAATAATATGATCAAACCAATGCTCGCATACAAAGTAGGCAACAAACCTGTCGACTGGTCCGAGAAAGTGTACATGCAACCTAAGCTTGACGGCGTACGTTGTGTAATTAAACTCGGCGACAATAATGAAGTACAAGCTTTTTCACGTACAGGTAAACCGTGGCTTAATATAGCTCACATTACAAATTCATTACACTATTTTTTTACACAACACCCTGATATTATACTTGACGGTGAACTGTACAATCATGATCTAAGAGATGATTTCGAAAAGATCATATCATTAGTCAGAAAACAAAAACCAACGCCATCTGACAGAACTGAGGCATCTAAATTAGTACAATTTCATTGTTATGACTACATAGAAACTGTATTAAACATGCCTTATAGCTACAGAATGGACCAACTCAATACAAGTGATATGTATTCTTACTGTGTTAAACACGTATATACTACATGTATAACTCAAGATCAAGCTAATATACAGCATCAAGCTAACTTAGACGAAGGTTACGAAGGTTCTATCTTACGTCTTGACAAACCTTATCAGTGTAAACGTTCTTACAACTTACAGAAGTTCAAAGACTTTCATGACACAGAAGCTACAATTGTAGGCTACGTAGACGGTAAAGGCAAACGTACAGGTACTCTCGGTAAGTTTTTAATGCAAGATGATGATGGTGTTGAATTCGGTTGTCCACCAGGTAAAGGTTACAACTACAAAATGCTAGCAGATATGCTAACAAATATTCATAACTACATAGGTAAGCGTGCTACGTTTACATATTTCGAACGTACTAAAGCCGGTAGTTACAGACATCCACTATTTAAAACGTTACGTAACTATGAGTAAACTAATATACCAATTATATAACGATAATATGATAAGCGAAGAAGTAGTACACTTATTATTAGATGCTCACTATAATAGAGTAAATAAAACTAGATACAGATGAATATATTTTATTTAGACAAAGACCCAGTTAAAGCTGCGCAAGTTCAGTATAATAAGCACGTTGTCAAGATGATACTTGAATCTGCTCAGATGTTATGTACTGCACACCACTTACTTTGTCCTGAAGAGTCTGATGATATACCCTATAAAGTAGCTCACAAAAATCACCCATCAACTATATGGGTTAGACAAAGTGCTAGTCATTATTTATGGTTATACTACCATATGCTAGCATTAGGTGACGAGTATACAAAACGTTATGGTAAGACACATTTAACTATTACTAAATGCAAAAAAGTTTTAGCTAAATATCCAGGCGGCATATTCCACGTAGGTTTTTCAGAACCTCCACAGTGTATGCCTGATGAATACAAGCGTGAAAGTGCTATACACGCGTACTGGCTGTACTATATACACGAGAAGAAAAACATAGCGCATCACAAAGAAAAATTATATGATACTAAATACATTGAAAATGTTGTTGGTTACAGCGACAATATACCATGCTGATCCTGCTCAATGCAATGCAGACTATTTAACTACAGCTTCGTTAAAAACTATTAATGAAGCTAATCCTCAAGGTCATCGCTGGATAGCGGTATCTAGAGATCTAGAACAACACGGCTTAGTGTTTGGTACTAGAGTTTGCATTGAAGGAGCAGGACAGTTAGATGGTGAATGGACTATTGAAGATCGAATGAATAAAAGATGGACAAAACGAATTGACTTCCTAGTGAATAAAGACGTAAAAGGAGGTAAATGGACTAACGTAAAAATAACAATTATAAATGAGTAGAAAACAAGCAATACATTTAATTAACACAAATGCCTTTGGCATCAAAGATAAAATTAAAAATTTTATTAAACCAAGAACTAAACCTAAAAAGAAAGGACTGTGACAACAGCCCTTAAGTATTAATAAGTAACTAGCTTATGTCACAAGAAAGAAAAATAAAATGGCTAAATGATCGTAGGATAAGGTATCGAATAGATCCTATCAACGATAAGCCCACACTGGATACTGCCAAGTACGCGTATTACGCGGATGGTACGTACGAGTGTTATCACTTGTTTCGTAGTAAAGCAAAGATTACAACATACAAGTCTTTGAAATGGCACATGCTTGTTTTGTATTATTTAAACGAAATAACTCCCGAAGAGTTATATACATTATTTAGGTTTATAGCTGATAAAGAAAATGGATTTGTAACTTTTTTTATTAGTGAAAAGATATTAAACAACATGATTGAAGATGTTTTTAGTCAAGGTGGTGATCCACCTTCTAATAGAATACGTAAGGTAATATTTAAAGACTATAGCGGCTTAACCCCTGAGGAAAAGATGTCTATAGTTGGTAAACTAATAGGAAGAGCAAGCAAAGTAGACCAAGAGGCTGTATACCAATGCATGTTAGACTTGAACCACTTAGGTAAAAAGATAACAATAAGTAGAATAGCAGGTCTACTCGATTGCTCCTCAAGAACTATTTATAGAACTATGAACAAGGAACTAACACATGAAAAAACATTATTAAATGAAGAAGTATAACATACAAAACTATATAAGATATAAAGAAGATCTTAAACAAGCTTTGTTAAGGCTAGAAGGAAAAGACTGGAAAGACTGTACTAGGGAAGAGCTTATAACTAAGTTTATGCCGTTAGTAGAAAGCTTAGCTAGAAAATTCTCTACAACCCAACAAGCATCAGGTGTACAAAGTATACTAGATTTAATATCTGCAGGCGGAGCTGGATTAACTAAAGCTGTTGATAGATTAGACTGGCCAACACTAGAAAAATCAGAAGACTATGAAAAGACATTAAAGTCTTTCTTTAGTAAAAGAATTAAAGGAGCTATAAGAAGATCTATAGATATAAACAGAGGTGATATACGTATACCAGAGCACAAATTAAATGACATACGTAAAAACTTTGGTAAAGATGAAAAGATGGTTGCTATGTTTTTTAATTCTATATTTTTAAGTATAGATGAAAAACCTAATAATGACGACAACCCTATATATGATATACCTGATAAATCAGAACCATATAATCAACAAATACTAAACATATACTTAACTGGCTTACTTAAAAAACATTTAAATGAGTTAGAGTTTAATATACTTAGACTTAGCTATGGTTTAGACTGTGATAAGCATCCAGCTAAAGAAATAGCTAAAGCTTTAAAAATACAAGGTAGTAGCTCCTATGTTAGAGTTTCTCAGTTAAAAAAACAAGCTGTGCAAAAACTTATAGACAGTGTAGATCACTCGCAAGTGCTTGATTACCTGTAGTTTAAGTGATTAAATATTAAATAATATATGTAATTATACTAATAAGAAAAACCATAAACCAATGACTATAAACGAAAAGCTGGCTACAATCCAGACAAAATTTAAATCGAAAAAAAGTAGATTTAATTCCTTTGGCAAATACAACTTCAGATCAGCCGAAGACATTCTCGAAGCAACAAAACCCTTTCTATTAGAGCTAGGAGTTACAGTAACAATTAATGAAGAGATCATTAGTGTTGACCCTTTACCTATGATGCAGTCTACTGCTTCTGTAAGTGATGGTGACAATGCTATACACGCTACTGCTATAGTCGGTGTAGACTTAAACCAAAAAGGTATGAACGTACCTCAACAGTTTGGGTCAGCATCTTCTTACGCTAAAAAATACGCGTTAGGTAACTTATTCTTAATTGACGATACAGCAGACAGTGATGCCACTAATGATCATGGTAAAAAGAAGTTTGCGCCAAAAACTAAAACCTCAATAACAGCAGATCAGTTAGCAAAAGCTAAAGACTACGTAAAAGCTGGAGGTAAAATCGAAGCTATTAAAGCTAAGTATGCCCTGTCTAAAGAAGCAGAGCAAGAACTAACAACATTATAGATGAAAAAAGAAGATGTGTTAAAACAACTAGAAAACGATGAGCATTACTATGGTAGTTTCGGTAAGAAGTATCTTAGTAACTCTGACATTTCTACTTTATTAACAAATCCTTTAGCGCTAGGTCAACCATCAAAGCAAATACCTGCTTTTTTAGTTGGTGGTTATTTCCATACAGCGATACTAGAACCTGAAAAGCTTAAAAACTTTAAGATTGTAGAATCAACAAATAGAAATTCAAAAGCGTATAAAGAGATCTCAGGTGGTGAACTATGTTTGTTACAAACGGAGGTAGATAAGATAGAACTAATGACAGATAAAATGATGTCAAATGAAGTTTGCAGAGATCTTATACGAGGTAACAACGTAGAATACGAAAGACCAGGGATTACAGAGCTTGAAGGCGAAATGTGGAAAGGTAAAGCTGATATTGTAAACCATGATGAAAAGCTGATCATTGATTTGAAAACAACAGCAGACATCACTAAATTTAAATATTCAGCTTCTAAGTACAATTACGACTCACAAGCTTATATTTATAGTAAACTGTTTGGTTATGAAATGTTGTTTATAGTTATAGACAAAACAACTCACCAAATAGGTATATTTGACTGCTCACCACAGTTCTACGAAAGAGGAGCTGACAAAGTTCAACAAGCAGCAGAACAATATAAATTATTTTTTAAGACCGAGGAGTTTGATCCTCAACAATTTTTTTTAACTAAAACCCTTTAAATTATGGCTAGACCAAGAAAAAACCAAACTAAAATTTGTACAGTAACAGGAGTGAAAACAAGTGTAGATAACTTTTACACAAACCAAAATCATGTTAAAGCAGTAGACAATATAAGACGTACTACTGGTGCTACAAAAGAGCAATTAACAAGAATGTTTAACCAATTAAACGCGTACTAATATGGCAAGTATAATTAAAGCTAGTATTAACCTTAATGAAATACCTAAAGATAAAATCTATGTAGGTAAGAAGGGTAAATACTTACCAATTACGATTACACTGAACGACGAAGTTGATCAGTTCGGTAATCAAGGCCCTGTGGTTGTAGAACAATCAAAGGAAGAAAGAGAGGCTAAAGTAGCTAAGACTTATTTAGGTAATGTAAAAGTAGTGTGGACCAACGGAGACAACGTTGCTGCTCCACCTAGAGATGCACAACCTCAAATGGCCCAAGCTCCAGCAGCTGCTCCAGCGGATGATTTACCGTTTTAATGAATTGTGAAATGTGTGGGCAAGGTATGACGCAGGACGAATATAGGTTCTGCGACATATGCCCTGACTGTAGAGACGAAGAAATAATAAATTAAATTAAATTAAATGCAGACAACAGAGATCAATGGATTTTTGATTGATGAATTCAATCAACATAAGCTTGAAGAGGGAAAAAAGCAGGGTGTATGCCCTATTTGTTCTCACGATAGAAAACCCAAGAATCAAAAGGCTAAATGTGCGTCTTATGATTGGGAACGGGGTCTCGGTACTTGTCACAATTGTAACACATCATTTCAACTACACACGTATCAACGTAAAGGTGCTAGCGAGAAAGTTTATGTAAGGCCAAGTGCTATACACGACGCTCCTCCATCTACCAAAGTAGAAGAGTGGTTTGCTACAAGAGGTATTTCACAACAGACTCTTGTCGATCTAAAGGTCGGCGAGGGTCAAGAGTGGATGCCACAAACCGGCAAAGCCGAGAACACTATTCAGTTCAACTATATAATGGGTGACCAACTTATCAATGTTAAATACAGAGATGGTCGTAAAAACTTTAAATTATATAAAGGAGCTGAAAAAGTATTTTATAATATAAATAGCATAGTAGGTTATGACACTTGCGTTATAACTGAAGGCGAGATGGACGTGTTGGCTTTACACGAAGCTGGTATACCAAACGCTATATCAGTTCCTAACGGAGCTACATTAAATTCTAATAATCTTGATTACCTTGATAATTGTATTGATTATTTTGAAGATAAAGAAAAAATAATATTAGCTGTTGACTCAGACGAGGCAGGACAAGCATTACAATCAGAATTAGTCCGTAGACTTGGAGCTGAAGTTTGTTACCTAGCATCATTTGATGACTGTAAAGATGCTAATGAATACTTACAAAAACATGGAAAACAAGAACTGGCAAAGCGTATTAACAAAGCGAGACCCGTACCACTTGAAAATGTTACGACATTCAAAGATATTGAAGATGAGGTTACTGACTTTGTTCGTAATGGCTTTAAGAAAGGATACCAAGTTGGCTTATCCAATTTTGATGACATATTTTCTACTTATACCGGTCAATTTATTACTGTCACTGGTATACCTAGTAGCGGCAAATCAGACTTCGTTGATCAAATGGTTGTCGGATATAATCGTAACTACGGTTGGAAAACAGCTTTTGCATCACCAGAAAACGCGCCGACGTATTTACATGCTCACAAGCTAATGCGTAAAACATGGGAAGGTATGCCTACCGCTGCAGATATACATGGTGAAAAGTGGAATCAAATAGCAGATCATTGTAATAGTAATTACTTTCATATTGATATGGAACGTTACACTCTTGAATCAGTACTTAGAAAAGGTGCTGAACTAGTTAAACGTAAAGGTATCAAATGTTTAGTAATTGATCCTTTTAATAAAGTTAGAGACGTAGACTGTAAGACTGAAGATGTTAACAGATATACTATGGAGTATTTAACAAAAATAGAGGTTTTTGCTAAAAAGTTTGATGTATTAGTTTTTGTAGTTGCTCACCCAACTAAAATGTATAAAGACAAAGATGGTAAAATGGAAGAACCAACTATGTATAACATTAAAGGTGGTGGTGAATGGTATGATGCTAGTTACCACGGTATACTAGTTCACAGAGACTACGAAGCTAAAACAGTTAAGGCTAAGGTCTTAAAAGTTAAGTTTCAAAACCTTGGTGAAAATGGCGCTGAAGCTCATTTTAAATGGGAACCAAGATCAGGTTGTTTTATACCACACGAACAAATGTCTATAAACGATGAGGCTATGCCTTGGGAAGCATGAGAAAAAAGAAAACAGTAACAGTATATACATACAGTCCTGAGGATTTTAAAGCTTACCACTGGTGTATAAACAACGGGATTTATATATCTCCATTTTGTAAAGAAAACTTTGCTTGGTGGTATATAGATGTAGAGATAAATAAAAAGATAAATAGATCACCTCAAGCTTTTGACCCAAGGGAGTTATGGGAGACAATATTTAAATATTACAAATATTATTATGATAAATACAACATTTAAAAATGCTAACGAAGCATACGAGTTTTTACTAGATCAAGCCATACAATATGGTCAAGATTTTGATGATACTAAAACTTTATTTAACTGTGGCTTTTATATAGAGAATCCAAGCGATAAGCTTATTACAAATAAAGAGCGCAACTGGAGTCAAAAATATGCAGCAGCTGAATGGGCTTGGTATTTGTCAGGTGATCCTAGTATTGATAAGCTAGGAGAACTATACGGTAAGATACCACCTATATGGGAAAAGATGGCAAACAGCGATAGAAAAGTAAATTCTAATTATGGTTATCAGTGGAAACGTAACAACCAAATAGATTATGTTGTTGCTAAGTTAAGGCAAAACCCTAAAACTAGACACGCAGCAATAAGTATATACGACGCTAAAGAGTTTAATGATTATAAGAAAGATACACCATGTACTTATGCTGTTCAATTTACAATTATAAACGATAAGCTTTGTATGTCTGTCTATATGCGTTCTAATGACATCTGGTACGGCTTTTGTAATGATCAGTATCAATTTGCATCTTTACAAGAAATGGTTGCAGACAGGCTGTCTATTGAAACTGGCTGGTATTACCATCACGCACATAACATGCATTTGTATAACAATAAACTTAAAAAATATGTATTATTTATACCACATACCAGGTAAAAAGATTGGCGTAACGCGTAATCTTAAGAACAGAGTAACCCTTATACAAGGCTATAAGGAGGGAGAGTATGAGGTTCTTGAGCAGTCAGACGATATAAATTATATATCTGACCGTGAAATAGAACTTCAAACGTCTTATGGCTATAAGAAGGATTTAAAATTATATAAAAACCTATTTAATAAAATGAAAATAAACGTAACAGAACAAACCTCAACATTCCCCATGCCGGTCAATAAATTAAAAGGACGGCTACAGGATAATATTGGTCTAAAATGGCAACATCCAGAGTTTGGTACATTTGAAGTAACAAAAGATAACATACCTTGGATAATGGCTAATGTTAAAACTTCTATGTTTGATAACGAAAGAAGTTATATATACAACAAAGCTTTTTATGAGGCTTTTTACAACCCGCTTCATACACCTCAGATTTATATAAAGTATATGATGTTTGATAAAATAAGAGAGTGGGCTACTGACAAAGGTATCTATGACCACGGAAATTCAAATACACAGTATTTAAAACTAATGGAAGAAGCTGGTGAACTTGCTCAAGCTTTAATAAACAATGATAAACCAGAGATACAAGATGCTATTGGTGATATGATTGTTGTTTTAACAAGTATAGCTAATTTCGAAAACTTAAA